TGTCCAGATCGACGGCGGGAGTTTGAACCGTTTCATAGCCGACGAAGACGCGACGAAGAACTGTTTCGCCTCTATTATTCTTGTGGGGACGGAGTTCCATCTTTGGAATCTGTCGAGTCTTGATGATTTCTCGGATGCGGTCGTAGGGCATAAAGGGTCGGCCTTGCAAGGTTGCAACTATATGGTGCGCGGCCCGAGTTGGGGGAGCAAGCCGGGAATGGTCTTCCCATGTGGTTTAGAGACTATCGGATTAAAAACGTGATTTGGGGAGAGCGTAGAGGGTTAGAGTTGCAATGATGAGGTCGTCGAGGTCCTTATTGTTGCAGGGCTGAGGTTTATGGAAATAGGTTCGGGAAAAGTCCGTGGGGGCAATGGGTTAGAGGTCAAGGGTAGGGTGGGTCAGGATGGGGGAGCCGTTCAAGGTAGTGGGTGGTGGCGGTGGGGGCTGTAGGGAGGCCTCTAAATTAAAGTGTCATAGTTACTATCGTGCAATATTGCATACTTGTAACTATGAGACTTTAAACCCGTGGGCTCGCTAGGTAGTGGGTTGTAAGTTGTGGAAAAAGATTTGGCTCAGACACAATAGGTAGTGGGTAGGAGGTCTAGCGGAAATAGTTGTGCTACTGTGCAAGGTTGCAACTATGAGACTTATTCTGCGGGGCTATGTGACGGGTAATAAAGGAACCGTTCAAACACCCTGGGACAGGAGCGACTCAGAGCTCGTCTCGAATTTCTCTGGGTCGAGATGAAACTGACGTCATCAATTTGAACTGACATTTCCATCAACATTTTTCTTCCGTAATATTGAATTCAGAAACGACTATTTACCCCTGTCCCAACGAGAGAAGCAGTGCTAATGTATTTTTACCAGAAACGGTTCCCTCGCCCTTGGGACCCTCTGGGTCTGCCTGCTACCGACCAAAACGAGCCCAAAGACCGTCAAAAGACGTCAAAAGGAGTGCCACCTTGGCTCAAAAAGACCGTTACAAGAGCAAGACGCCGCCCAACCGACCCCCGCGAACCCCCGAGCCGCCGTATGGTACCTCGGGAAGTTTCGTTCCGCCGGATGGCGATCCGACGGAACCGCCGTTCCCGACCGAGCTTCCCTCTGGGTCCGAGGCGTCCGCCGACGCTCTCCCGACGCAGACCGGAGCCGAAGAGGCTGACGACGAGGCCGGGGAACACTCTCCGGAGCCCTCCGATGGCGGCGAAATCATCGTCGACCGCGACGAACAGGTCCTCGAAGAGGCTGAATCTCTCGTCGAACCGCCCTTCGAGCCCCTCGACACGGTCGCCGACCAGACCGTCCAGCCTGATTCGCCTCCGGAACTCGTAAACGATTTCACCGATGCCAGTGCCGAGCCGGTTCTCGCGGCTGAAGCGCCGCCTGTCGTACCGCCCCCGGAGACGCAGCCTTCGTCGGGAGTCGAAGTTCCTGTTCCTGTGGCCCCCGCGAGCCCTCCTGTTCCTGCGCCGACAACGGCTGGTGGCAAGAAGGTCGCCGACAAGCCTCCCGTAGACACTCGGACGAAGAACGAGTCCAGTGTCGACCGTGCGATCGCCAAGGAAGGGCGTCACCTGGGTCGCTTCCGGGACATGACGCTGAAGGCCGAGAGCGAGAAGCGCTCTGTCTTCACGCCCATCCTGAACGTGAAGTACACCATCCACCCTCGGCCGGGCGAATTCAAGGACGGGACGGTCTGGCACGAGTTTCTCAAGGTCTGCAAGGAACTGGCGTCGAAGGCCGAGAACGGCGTCATCACCGGCCAGCAGATCGCCGAGGCATGCGTCGCCCACAACTGGACCCACATTCAGCGTGCGAAGTACACGTTGAAGGGTGTTCCGGCTGATGGCTGGATCCTGTCGCTCATCCAGGGCGGTCCGACCTCGAAATACCGCATCCTGAAGCGCGTCGAAGGCTGAGGGCTGCAGACTTCACCTTCGCCGGCGGGACCCATTGCGCCTCTGGGTCCCGCCGATTTCATTTTTCCGCCGGCTGGGTTTCACTGTCACCCTTAGACGCAGACCGGGAATCATTTTTCTCTTTTCTGCGTCAGACGCATCTGTCAACTTTCCGTTTCGCATCAATGGACGAAATTGACCACGGTTGAGCTCATTTGAGCTCCTGGGTCCTCGTGAGCTCAGACTGAGCTCACCTCTGACAACCACGATTAGTTTGACCTACCCGTATGAGCTCAGACCGGCTACCCTACGGTTGCTGGCGCTTGGCCAGCGTCCAACCGAGGATGCCACCTCATGTCTCGTAAATCAAAAGCGAACCTCGTTGGCGGGAGCAGCATCTACGCGATGCAGACGCCTCCTCACGAGGCCGTCGCGGTCGCGTCGGAGCCCCGCCCATGGAACCCGACGCCTCCCCACGACGTCGACACCTACATCAATATGCGGGAGTTGATGACGAAGAGGGAGTTCTTGGAGTGGTGCGTCCTGCACAAACTTCGGGCTCATGGTCATCTCTGGCAGCCGATGTTCGCATACCAGGATGGATACGAACATCGTCCTGTGGCGATCTTCATTCCGAACTACAACGCGAAGCCGACGGAAGACGGCGAGGCTCGTGGTCGCGGCATCTTCATTGACGCTCTCGGTGACCAGAAGTACGCTTCCTGGGCCGAGAAGCTGAAGGAGAACATCTGATGCGTACCGTGATGGCCCACGCGACACCCGTCGAGCTGTCGAACGCGGCAGCCGACGAATTCGACAAGATCGTTGGTCTCAACCGACAGATCGCGATGAACATCCTCTCCAAAGAGGACAAGGACGATCGCATCTTCGAGATCCAGCGTCAGCTCGAGGCGACGATCCGCGAGAAGGCGTTCGAGCAGTTCCTGCTCATCCTCTGGGGTGATCTCGACCCGCCGCCGGCCTGACGACTGCGACCACTATGAGCTAGCGGTAGGACCTCAGAAGCCCTACCCTAGCCGTAGTGGCAGTTTCGCCACGGCACGGAGTACCTGAAATGACCACCCAGATCACCGACCTGCGCCATCTGGCGCCGTCGACCTGCAACCTCCGCATCTTCACCGACGTGACCCCGGCCCAGGTCGGCGAGTACTGCGAGAAGAACAATCTCTCGCTCGGATACGCGGTGTTCCCGTGGGAGGAACTCCACCACAACGAGCGGAAGGACGCCGACGGCAGGCCCGCTGTGGTCGGTATCTACTATCACAACGAGAAGATCCTCTATCTCGTGAACCAGGACTAACGCCATGACCGGCATCATCAAAGCGACGATCCTGTCGCAGCTCGCTCGCGCACCCGTCGGGGTGCGCGAGGCAGTGCGGGACCATCTCAACGGGACCTCCCGCATGCGGACCCTGGGCGAGCAGTACGAAGCCATCAAGGGCGCGTTCGGCTACGATGCGAACCAGATGCTCGCTCATCTGCGTGGGGCGTATCTCGCGTACACCTCGATGCAGAGTGAGATGAACGAGAAGGTTGCGGCCTTCAAGTTCATGATTCAGATCTGTGAGGCCGATCTGAGGGGCGACAACGGCCTCGCCATCCAGGACCTGCGCGCAGGTCCCGAACCGAGAGGACTTCGTTCATGAGCAGCAACGGAACCCGTGCTAGCTGGCGTCGGTTGGCGCCAGCGGGAGCGAGCAAGGGGGACGATAAGATTCGTCCCGAGGCGTGGAAGTCTCACAACCTCTACGTGCTCAAAGACCCGAGCTCGGATACACTCTACATTTGGAGCGAACGCATCCACAAGGTGATGCGCATCCGCGGTGAGCAGCGCGTCGTCTCCCACTACAATGCGAGGGAGAAGCCTTCCCTTGGGTCCCTGGGTGGGATGTCCTTGGTGGCGATGATCGAGTGGCAGCACTTCGATGCGCCGCACCCGAGCCCAGCCCACGGCATCAAGCAGGGACCGGGGAGCCAGTTCCTGAAGTCCAGGCCAGCTCAAGCGGTGTAACAACGACGCGTTTAGGAGGCCCGTGGGGGCCTCCGGCTTGGCGGGTACTGCGGTAGCCCAAGCCAAGCCGGAGGCCCCCACGGAGCATTTGTGGTGTGGGGATGTGGTCTCAAGCCCCCATGCCACTTAGCTGGCCTACTGTGCCAGCGAGCTTTCCCAGGGGAAGATCATACTCATCTGGGACTCACCCTCGATACGATATCGATTACCATCCTGGTGGATGATGAAATCGAAATCGTCTGTCGCCTCAACCTGCATCGCGATACGCTCGGTTCCAACGAAATAGAACCCGTCCGCGAGGACCTCGGTTCCATTCTCTTCGTCGGGGATCTTGACGTAGAAGGTGTCAAGGGTAGCTCGTAGTTCCCTACTCGAACCTATGTGCATGGACTGGACCAACCCCCTTTCCAGATAAGTATTTTACCACCGCTGAATTCCAGGTGTTAGTCTTATAAACTCTCATCTAATCTGGAACGCTTTACTTGGAGCAAAGTAACGCACTACTTGGAGTGTAGTAACGTTTTACTCAAGCGCAAGTAATAAATACTCAGGCCAAGTAACGCTTTACTCCGCCCCAAGTAACGACGCGCGTGCCTGCCGGAGCTCAATCTCCTGGGTCAAAAAGAGAGGGGGCGGATGCCCCCGCCCCCTCAAGTCTGCCCGCCCCTGCCGATAAGGCGGGCGTTACGCCGCCTTCGCCGGCATCTGGTTCGCCGCGACCCGCTCGACGCACCGGAAGTTCTTGCTCGGCGCGCCGGCCACGAGGCTATGGATCCAGCCCGTGTAGGCCACCTCGTCCACCGGGTCGTACTTCGGACGGGCACCGCCCTTCACGAAGTCGTGGACGTACAGAGCGTTGAACAGGGCCTGGGCGGAGAAGATCCCGCCCTCGTTGGCCTTGCTCAGCTCGCCGGCCACCGCCGCGACCTGGCCCCACACCGACGTCGGCCGGGAGCCGTTCCCGGGCAGCGCCCGGAACATGTCGCCGCTGTTCTTGACGGCGTGGCCCGCCTTGACCGCCCGATCGAGCATCCGGAAGTTGGAGGTATCCGGCTTGTCGCGGGTCGCCTCGTTCTGGGCGCCGCGCTTGTGCGCGATCTGGTGCTTGGTCGGGTCACGCGCCTCGGGCGCCTGGAGCTTCGGGCCGGTGTCGGTGCTCTCGTCGGGCTTGTCGTCCGCCGAGCCGTCGGTGGCCGTGTTCTCCTGGGTCCCTTCGGCCGCGCCGGCCGTCTGGCCGTCGGTGCCGCTGTCGCCCTCGTGCATGCCGTTGGTCACCTCCGGGCTGTTCTCGCCGGAGGGGATGGCCGCATCGCCGCCCGCCTCGCTGTTGACGCCGCCCTGGTCGTTCTCGACGATGGCCGCGACCTGCTCCTCGGTGAGGGGCGTCGTGCCGGTCTCGGTCACCAGGATGGCGCCGCCCTGCGAGAGCGCGTCGGCGAGGTTGCCGACCTGGTCCCCGGTGATCGTCTCCGGGTGCTTCTCGAGCGACAGGGTGCTCTTGGTCTCGGTCGTGTCGGGCGCCGCCTTGGTTTCCGCCTTGGTTTCCGCCGCCGGGTGCTTCGGCTCGACGCGATGCGCCTTGCCGGAGCTGATGCCACGACCGATGTTCTGATTCGGCTTCTTCATCGCCGTAGTTCCTCTGCTTTGGTTGTTCAACATCCGCGGCGGGGGATCCCGCCTGGGCAGTGGCGTCCGCCGTGCTGCCTTACCCCCAACGTAGGGGTTCTGACATCACAGTAAAACAGAATTTTGCTCCGTATCGCTCGCGTGTGAGCAAATAGTTGTCGGCAGATTCTGCGGACCTCAATCAACTCTGTTTGAGCTCAGGGGTAGCTGGTACCGCCTTGTTCCGAGGCAGGGTACCGCGTACCTTATACGTATGCGGTACAGCCGCCTTCGCGACTGCCGCAGTATGGGAGTAGCATCATGGGACGTGAGCATCTGGTGTCAACCTCGGTCAACATCCCTGCCGAACTCCATGCTCGGGCCAAGCGCATCTTCGACGTGGTCGGTATCACCATGTCGGAGGTGATCGTCGGTCGGCTTCGCGGGTATGTCGAAGAGACCGAGGCCGCGCTCGGCGACGACCTGAAGGCCGTGGTCGACATGGAGGCGGAGGTCGCCCTCCGTCGCAAGAAGATCAGCGAGCGGCTGGCTTCCGCCGGCGGAGTTTCCGATGGCCAAAGTCAGACGTGACGTGGGGGCTCTCACGTCGTACTTCAAGGCGGTCGCACTGATCGCTCTTGGAGCAGCCATCGGCGGGACGATCATAGGTGTCTGGCAGCCCGGCTATCGTCTTCGTCCGCATGAGTCACACTGGATGACGTGTGACGAACTCAAGTGGACAGACGAGCACTCGGCCACCAGACTCCCGAGAGCCTCGTGGATGAATCAGTGTGGATACATACCGGAAGGGGTGGTTACATCAGACTGAACACAATGACATTGGCCTGCGATTTCAAACCGGGCACACTTTTTATGGTGCCAACCAACGGAGTCGCAGGCCATGTCTGACAGTGTCGTTCTCTTCGTCGCAACAGTGGCTGGAGTCATTGCTGCTTTCGTGCATTTCTTCATCTTCGGGGTGATGTACTGATGCCGACCAGCGTATTGACCCCGACGCTTCAGCTCGTGTCTCACGCGCTGGACACCTTCCGTATGGTCGTGTTCGTTCACGAACCGCTGAGAATCATGCAAGGCCTCGAGTCCTGGGCTGTCGAGGACCTCATCGAACGACACGCCGAGTGGGCTGAGAACCTCGAGGATCCGAGCAAGCAGCCGGCCTTCGGAGTCTGGCTGGGCCAGGATTTCAGCCGGCGGAATTTCAGACTCGACACCGAGAGTGCCGTGCCGCGCTTTCTGTTTCGTATGCGAGCGTATGAGCTGATGTGGCTGGACATCCCCCAGACGAGGGGGTTCTTGATCAGGCCATGCTCAGGTCAGTATTTGAAGGCTCCGCCCGGCGACCTCTGGGCCATCGCACTGCTCGTCGAATGAACTGATTGAGCATGCGGTATGACGTCGGTCTTGGTACCGTACACATACCGCATGCCCGCGGTTCAACTGGAGCGTTCCAATGGCCTACAATGAGACCCATCGCATCGGCCCCTGGCGGACGAAGCATCACAACTTCAAGAGCGTCGTGCTCACCGTGGTGAAGGGGAAGAATCATTGCATGATCTTCCTCTGCGAGGACGACTATCACCGCACGCAGATCATGCCGCTGACGGTGGACACCCCGCACGTCCACGCGAAGAAGCCGCGGTCGGTGGTCGTGCGTAACGAGGGGAAGGCCGAGGGGTGCTACGACATGCTCCTCTGCCATAACATCGTGGAGATGGGCGACGAGGCGGTGGTCGTGAGCCGCGTCGGGTGCCGCGACCTGGTGCTTCCCATCTGCGACCTGCTCGTGTAACGGAGGTCAATATGTCCACTCATTGTCGCGTTGGTCGGGTGGTCTTCCCACCCAAGGATGTGATCGGGACGCCCCGGAGCCCCGGCGTCCTTGTGTTCAGCATCTACTGTCACTTCGACGGTGACAGTGTGGGTGAGGTGCTCAAGCTCCACTACACCGACGAGGAGCGTGTTCGTCAGCTCATCGATGGCGGTGACGTATCGCTCATCGACGCGGCCGGCTGGGAACCCTACGACCCTGAGGGGCAGCCTCACACCCAGGACTTTGCCAATTTCGGCAACGATGTTCTCGAGGGTCCGTACTTCTATCTCTTCGTCCCTGGGTACGGATGGCTTCAGAAGGGCGAGGAAGTGACGGCCAACGGCAACCCGAAGTGGGAGGCGTTCTGAACACATTGATAGTGGCAGAGCTGATTGACCTAGCGGTAGGAAGTCAGTTCTGCCACTATAGCCATACCGCGCAGGGGCGCGGTGAACAGAGGAGTACCCGCCATGAACCGTGACTCTGGTATCTTCCCAGCGCGACGCGTCATCGCCGGCTGGACCACGAAGTACAGCCCGACGCCGCAGGACGTCGTTCTCACCATGCTGAAGTATCCCGCCGACGAGCGGCAGCTCGCGCTCGTCGTGAGCGCGCCGGACGGCGAGCGGCTCTGCACCGCCAGCGTCTGCCTGGAGGGCTTCAAGCCCTCGAAGCTCGGCGAGGTGGCGATCAAGAACTGGTCCGAGAACGAGGGGGTCTACGAGGCCCTCCTCGCGGCCAACGTCATCTACCCGGCACACGCGAAGTTCCCGACGGGCTTCGTCGAGGCCCTGATCTGCCAGCTCAAGGGGCAGTGACACAACAGAGGGCCTCCCTTCGGGGAGGCCATTAAGGAGGCAGTCATGAGCGACGAAGTGCAGGATCCCAATCCGGAGTTCGGGCCGGTCGCGTTGGTCCCGGTGAGCCAGTGGGTCTTCAATCTCTACAGGGTCCAGTTCTGGACGGATGAGACCAAGACCCGGCTGGCTCTCGATTATCCGGTCTTCTGTCAGACGACTGATACCCATATCAAGGGCGAAGTCGAGGATCGCTGGCCCAACGACACTGCGAAGTGGGCCTCCTGGGAAGTCGTTAAGGAGAACATCGGCAACACGAGGGTCGTGGGTCAGTTCTACAATCTTCCCATCAATGAGGATGGGTGGACCGCGGGTGAGGCCATGGCCGAGCGGCTGGGTTTCAAGGATCAATGGCGCCGCGAGCGCTTCGGGAGGATGTGATGGGTCGCGCATATTCGGACGATGAGGAAGCCAACCTCCGGGATGAGATGAACGAGGACGCCTCGGATGAGGAGGAAGAGGAGCATCCCGATGACGAGATGGATGACATCTATGGCCCGGACGGTGAGGTGATCTACTCGCCGTGGTACGAGGCCCAGAAGGTGGAGCGTAAGTGTCAGGGCTGCTGCTCGATCTTCATGGGAATGCCCGACCACGGATACTGCGATCGGTGCGCTGATATCATCGAGCGAGGCGGGGAGTACCCCGTCTGTGAGGAACACGACGAGGAGTCCATGGAGGACCATCTCAAACAGAAGTATGGGGAGAGTGATCTCTGATGCACAGCGTCTGGGCTATGGTCGTGGCGAGCGTCCTTAACGGGACGCCCGCTAATCCGTACACGACTCTCTTCGACGAGAGGAGCTCGTGTGAGACCGAGGCTGGGAGGATCAACGATCTTCCGCCGGAGGTTTTTCGAAATCAGACTGGTGGAGTCCTGGGATGGCGGGACACGATTGCTGTCTGTATCGAGGTCTTTCCTGAGATGCTCTCAGACTAGAGGGGCATTCTGGTAAAGTGCTCAGCGTGAGTTGATTGAGCATGCGGTGTGAGCTCGCCTGTGGCACTGTACCCCTGCCGCAACAAGGCGGCATCTTACGGAGATCGTATCGTGTCGAATTTCAGCAACGCGCACCTCACGGCCGCCATGGCCGTCCTCTCGCAGGGCATGGCTCTCTCGGAGATCTCGGGAGACGGTTTCGTCTACAACGGTCTCAACATCCAGGAGTTGGAGGAGGATCAGCCGGGCGGCTTCCTCCTGGGTCTCCTGGAGGATGAGAAGGCCCCCTACATCGCCCGGTGCTTCAACGGCGTGACGTTGCTGCACTCGGAGATCAAGGGCCTCAACTATCGCTACAAGGCCGCGCACCCCTCATACGAGGGGCTCCAGGATCTCGGCAAGACCATCCTGGTGGTGCGCGTCTGGGATGACGAAGATGGGGCCAACACCATCTTCGCCGTCTGGACTGATCACGAGGTGTCCCTGCCCTGGGCCGAGATGGCGGCCCACATGCAGGCGGACATCGCCAAGGACAAGATCATGGTGCCGGTGGTCGGCACGGACGGCTTCGCCGTCTAACCCTCAACGGCCGGCGGGAGCATCAGCTTCCGCCGGGCAACTTTCAGCTAGAGAGTATCAGACGTGAACACCTTCTATCTCATCCTTCTCGTGCTCACCGGCGACGGCGGCCGAGACAGCTACGTCATCGACTACGCCTTCACCCAGGAGGACTGCCAGCGCGAGCTCGCGTCGGAGACGCCGTTCACCGAGCCGGGCAACGTGCTCGTGTGTTCCTCGAACCCCGAGGCATACGTGAACTGATTGAGCTAGCGTTGGGAGCTCATACCGGGCACGCTGGGGGCGTGGCAATAGGGCCACATCACAGGAGTGGATATCATGTACCTCGCCAAAGACGGCATCGCCATCGCCCACTGCATCTCGATGTTCTCGTGCCTCCAGTCCCTCGAGACCGAGGATCGGGGCGTCTTCATCCAGGACTTTGAGCCGGGGCTCGCCCTGGGCCAGGAGCTCTTCGAGATGCTCGACACGATGACGCCCCCGCTCGTGCTCCAGGTCGTCGGGAATCGGGAGCTCCACTTCGACAGGCACACCGTGACCCAGATCCATGAGGGTCGCGCCATCGAGCATCCCTACGCTCTGGTCCAGGTCGCGACCATCAAGAGCGGCGTGGCTATCTCGCGTCGCTACTACGTGGTGACCCAGGGCACCACGACGCCTCAGCGTTTCGTCGAACTGATGGCCGAGGCCAAGCTCCACAAGGGCGTCACCTGGGATGACAACCTGGTCGCCTCCTGGATCGACTAGGAGAAACGGCCCCGGTGTCAAACGACTCCGGGGCCTTCTTTGAGTTAGCGGTACGAGCTCAGGCGCGGTACGCTTGGGGCGTGGCAGAAGGCCACGCGCACAACGGAGCTCAGTGTCATGCAAATCAACGGTTACGCTCTCATGGCCCTCTCGTCGGTGGCGACCTCTCAGGTGGCTCTTCGTCATCTCGCTTACGGGGTGGCGGGGGAGTTCCCTGTCGCCTTTCGTATGCTGGATGTCACCGGCACGGAGCTCGTTCTCACCTACGAGCGCGGCGGGGTGTCTCACGGTAAGTCCTGGCCCAATGGCATAACGGTGGAAGTCACGCCTCTGGCCATGGTCAACAAGGACTCGGTCATCGGCATGCAGGCTCTGGTTCATATGGTCGTGTGGGTGGGGGTGCCGGACATCGGGCGTCGCGTCTTCGTGGGGTACGCCTGGAACTCCGGCGAAATGTCGGTGGAAGATGTCCGTGCGGGGCTGGCGCGGGGCGATCTCCGGCTCGGCCTGTAGTCAGCAAGGCCCTGGGTCAAACGGCTCAGGGCCTTTTCTTTGACCTAGCCTTACGAGCTCACATGGGGCACGGTAGGGGTGCGGCAATAGGCCCGCATCATATGGAGCTCGGTATCGTGGAACTCAGCAGCTACGCCGTCCAGGCACTGTCCACCGTCATCACGTCGTCCAGGGCCATGCGTCACATCATGTACGGTGACCTCTGTGCCATGCCCGTCAAGTGGGGCGTCATCGACGTCACGACCGACGCGGAGCTCCTGGGCGGCCATCCCGAGGGCGAGCGGCACTACGAACTCATGTGGCCGCAGGGGCAAATGTCGGAGATCTATTTGGTCAAGGCCAGCCCGGACGGCTCGGACATCGCGGCCCACAACATCGTCGCCGTCTACGTCTGGCAGGGGGTGCCAAATGACAGTGATCTCATGTACGCCGCGTACATGTGGGACCTCCGGAACGTGACGGCACCGGACCTCACCGACATTCTCCGCCAGGCGGATCTCAAGCTGGTCTGATCTCCGCCGGCCAGCTTTCACTGAGGGCGCCTCAGACGCTGAGGCGCCCTTTTCCTCATTCTCGTGGTCTGAGCTCATGCCTGAGGTGGAGACTGAGCTCATGTTCCTGGGCTGAGCTCGGGCGTGGACCCAGAGGAAAAATCTGCTCAGGGGAGACGAAAACGAAAAGATTGAGCTGGCTATGTGAGGTCAAGGCGCCCATAGTGATCTTGCGTTGGGGGCAATAGAGCCCCCCGCCCAAGGAGTACAGAGCACCATGACCAAGTCCGTCTCCACCCGCGTCGCGTCCTCCAAGCCCGTCATGCTCGCCGGCCGCGCGCTCCCGCCCCGCCCCGAGGTGGCCGTCACGCGCATCGGCGCGAAGGGTGAGGCCACCCGCAACCGTCCGGTCCTGAACGCGTCGATGAAGGACCGCGGGACGGGCCTCGCCAAGGAGAAGCTCGCGCTCTCCGGCGGCGACAAGGTCCTGCGTCCGGGTCGCGGCAACGGCTCCGGCGAGGACACCGTCTGGGGTCAGGTCCTCCTGGTCGCCAAGGGGCTGGCCTCGGCCTCCGAGGGCGGGACCTTCACCCTCCAGGCGCTCTACAACGCGCTCTTCGCGCACAACTGGAGCGCGCACAAGGTCGCGCCGAAGTACACCCCGGCCGAGCCCGAGGCGTACGCCGGCTGGATCGAGACGCTCGCGCGCGGCGCGACGGGCAAGCGGTTCCAGTGCGCGGAGGCCGTCGCCAAGGCCGCCTGACGGCTCGGCGGAGAGCCCTCACCCTCCTGGGTGGGGGCTTCTCTTTGCCTGGAGGGCTTGAGCTCATTTTTCCGCCGGCTGCGATGGCCTCAGACTGAGGTTGAGGCTGAGCTCGTCTTTTGACGAAGTTGAGCTCGGTGGGCCGAAGTCAATTTCTCCGCCGGCTGCGAGGGGCTCAGACTCTCTCAATTTTTGAGCTCACGGCTGACGTCAGTTTGAGCTCCTGGGTCGAAGTCAAAATCTCCGCCGGCTGCGAGGCGGAGCCCGGCAGGTAGAGACGCTGAGCTCGGTTTGAGCTCATTTCCGCCGGCTGCGAGGCGCTGAGCTCATTTTCTCCGCCGGCCGACTTCCCCTCAGACTCAGACTCAAATTTTTGAGCTCAAAACCGACTTTGACGGTTGGACCTCAAACACAACTTGGTGGTGTATTTTGAGGCCGGACCGGGGTGGTTGCAAAACGCAACCAGTGTACAATGGTGCGGCGCACCATGGCTTATTGCCACTGCACAAATGTACAATACCCCCTGCCCCCGGCAGCGGGGTGCGCCACCATACCCCGCTGCCGGGTGCGCGTTGCATAAACCGTGCCAAGCGGGGGCAGCATAAAAACGCAAATACCCCCTTGGCAGGGGTGCGGGGTGCGCCTATGTAGGGGGTGCGGCCGTTGCCGCTGCCCCCGGCATGCCCGCCTGGGGTACCCCAAGCAAAGGTAGGTAACACCATGGCCAAGCGTACCCCCGCCACCCCCCGCGCCACCCGCACCCCCAAGGTGGCCACCCCGGCCGCTGCCCCCGCCCCCGTGCTGGCCAGCGTGGCCAACCCGGCGCATGCCAAGGTGGCCAGCATGTTGCTGGCCAGCGCCACCCCCGGCGCCACGCTGGCCAATGCCCCCGCCACCCCGCTGCCCCCCGTGCTGGCCAGCGTGGCCACCCCGGCCGGGGTGGCGCTGCCCCCCGCCCCCAAGCATGCCGTTACCGTGGTTGCCCCGCTTGGGGTGGCCACCCGCAACGCGCCGCTGCTTAACGGGCACATGCACGCGGCCGGGGGCAAGTTGGCCACGGGCAACTTTGCGCTGCCCAATGGTAGCAACGTGCTGGTGGCAGCGGCCGGTAACGGCAGCAAAGCCGCTACCGTGTGGGGGCAGGTGGCCATTGTGGCCAAGGCACTACAGGTGGCCAGCGCCACGGGCACGTTTACGCGGCAGGCGCTTTACAATGCGCTGTATGCGCACAATTGGGCAGGGGCAGGTGTTACCCCCAAGTATACCCCCGCGCAGGCGGTAGCGTATGCGGGCTGGGTGGCCACGCTGGCAGCGGGGGCAACTGGCAAGCGTTTTAATTGCGCTGCCCCCGCCCCCAAGGCGTAAGGCGTGCGCGGGGGTGGCAGGCGCCACCCCCGCAACACCTGCCACCCCAAGCAAAGGCCAAGGCCATGCCCCGCCACGCGCGCCCCTACACTGCCACCCGTGCCACCCGCACCCCCTGCGTGCAACGTACCGCGCACGCGCATGCCACCCTGCCCCCGCTGCCGTTGTGCCGCACCAATGCGCGGGTGCAACGCAGTGTGGTGCGGGGCATGGCGTACGCCACCCGTGCCAAGCGTGGCGCGTTGCGCATGCCCCCGGCGCACGTTGCCGCGTACACGCGCGGCATGCCTGCCCCCCTGCGGCGCATGTATGCGGGTGCGTACACCCCGCACCCCCTGCCCCGTGCCATGGCATGGTGGCAGGCGGGGTACATGCCGTACTAGCGTACGCGCGTACGCCTACCCTGTATGCTTTGCCCCCGGCGGGTGTACCGCCGGGGGCATTGCCGTACGTGTACCCCCCGGTATGGTACCTTTGCCGGGGGTATACCCCCGCCGCCGCCCGGCGCTCAGTGACTGCAGACCACAATCGATCTTTCGAAAACGGTTCTTGCCACGACCCTCCCCTCACGACTATACTTCTTGAAGAGCCACCTCCCCAATGAAACGGGACCCGAGCCATGATTCCAAGTTTGACCATACCTGAAATCTCGACGATTCTCTCGAAATTTCTCTACGATCTCGCCAATTAGATTGAGCATTCTCCTCCGTCGAATCTAAACCGTCGAATTCACTCCGTCGAATCTAAGTCACCGAACCCACCCTCGTCGAACCCACCCTCATCGAATCCGAGGTCATCAAATGCCCCCCTTCTCCACCCTGACAAACGCCTCCAACGCGACCTTCGACCCGCGTTACAGCGATCTCACCAGCCAGAGACTGAACGCCAACGTCCATCCTGAGTATCTCTACGCTCAGGACGATTGGCTGACGCTGCGAGATATGTATGATGGCGAGCGCCGGGTGAAGGAGCAGACGATCCGCTACCTCCCCAAGCTGGATGGCCAGGATTCCAGCGAGTACACCCTGTATCTGTCGAATGCTGTCTTCTTCAATGCGACGAAGCGGACGGTTCAGGGTCTCCTTGGGTCGGTGTTCCGCAAGGACCCTGTCTTCAACGAGCTCCCTCCAACGCTCACCAACTTCCCGATCTCGAAGTACGAGGAGTATCTTCCGGCCTATCTCCGCTCGGTAGCACAGGAAATCATTCACATGGGTCGCGTCGGAATTCTCGTGGATCGACCGACAACCGACTCCTCCATCGATCGCGCGAAGACCCGCCCCTACTTCCAGACGTACAAGGCCGAGCAGATCCTCAACTGGCGTTCTCACGCTGATCCGATCTCTGGTCAATTCGTCCTAGATCAGGTTCTTCTCTACGAGACTATTGAAGAGGCCAGCCCCACCGGAATCGGCACCACCTTTTCCGCCCGCGTGCGTCTCCTGGGTCTCGACCAAAGTGGCCATTATTTCCAGGCGACGGCTCCTGCCGACAAGGCTGACGATTTCGCCAATTTCTCCAACGTCATCTATCCGAATCGCAATGGAGTCCCGTTCGACTTCATTCCGTTCTGGATCATCAATCCCACCTCGGCCACCCCGTCAATCGAGGCCAGCCCGTTGCTGGACATCGCTCGTCTCAATGTGAAGCATTATGGAGCCTATGCTGCTCTTCAGCATGGCCGTTTCTTCACGGCGATGCCTCAGTATTGGGTCAAGGGAGCGAACGAGGAGAGCGGCAAGCCCTACATGGTCGGACCGAACAACGTCTGGCTCCTGGGTCCTGATGACGAAGCCGGTATCCTGGAGTACAGCGGCTCGGGTCTCTCTTTCCTGGAATCCGCGCTGGATATCCTGGATCGGCAGATGCAGGCTCTTGGGGCAAGGCTGATCACTCAGCAGAAGAAGATTGCTGCCCAGGCGGCCATCTCGGTTCAGCAGCAGGAGGCTGGGGAGCGAGCTTCTCTCAGCGACATCACCTCCAACCTGAACAAGAACATGACGGACGCTGTCCGGTTCTGGATGGAATGGGAGGGATTTTCCACTGCCGCGATCCAAGCTGCCTCCATCGAATACAATCAGGTCTTCAAGGAGCAGCAGTTCAATGCTCGAGATCTGCGTGCCCTTCAGTCTCTTTGGGTCGATCACGGCGTGCCTCTCAGCGTGCTGTTCGCCGTCTTCAAGGCGAACGACATCACTCCCAACGACATGACGTATGAGGACTTTAAGACGCTCCTCAATGATAAGAGCGAGCAGCCTCCTCCACCTCCCGTGGAAGCTGGGGGAGCTCAAGGAACCAAGCCCAAGGGTCCCTCGAAGCCGACCACCAAGCGTCCCTCGTCCGGAGCCTAACCTCCCCATCGATCACCAACTTCCCACTAGCCCCCGGCCGTCAGGTGAGCTACCATGGCTAATAGACGGCCCCCCTCCCCGACACCTACGACGCTATCAACGCTGATAGCGAAGTTCCAAGAAGCGTTCAAACTTCGTGCATCGTCTTCCACCCGCCCATCCGCTGGCATCCATCCGGATGAAAGCCCCGAAGGGGCCATCCGAAGCAGTCAGGAGCAATCGCCCAAAGATGAACCAGCCAAAGGACCCGAACAAGGTCGACCCCTGGGACACCCAATCGACGACTCTGACGGACGCGATCCCTGAAGGTGCTGACCACCGGACTCTCAAGCCCAATGGTCAGCAGATCGCGTACAAGGTCCTGTCCCCAGAGGAACTGGCGAAGGGCTTCGTGCGTCCTCTGCGACACAGCTACGTTCACAACGTCCCTGGATGCAGGGAAGTGACCACGATGTCCCAGAAGATCTCTGAAACCTATGCTCGCGATCCTCATTTCTACTCTGGGACATTCTGCGTCGCCTGCGGCTCCCACTTCCCTCTCGACCAGTTCGTCTGGTCCGACGACGGCACCCCTGTAGGATCCTGATGATGCACCCCACGATGATCCCGAACGTCCGCATTCGTCAGATCGTGGACAAACATGCTGATGCTCTCTGGGAAGCAGCCTCCGGTCCCCACGGACGTGATCTGACCACCGAAGTGATGCACGAGATCTTGGGATATCCGTATTCGGAGCGGAATCTCAATCGCATTGCTGCCGATTTCGATGCCCGCTACTGCTGATCCTCCCGGACGTTATGTCCCCGATCCTACCGACCCAGATGACCCCAATTTCGGCTGTCCCCGGTTGGACGATCCCAACGCGGGTTGGGATGGGGAAGGTGACCCTCCATACAAGGATGACGGAGACCCGAATTGGCTCCGGGACGATGGTTTTCGGTCCGGTCGCTCTGAGGCATTCGCCGACGAAATCACCCTCCCCGGACCATCCATCCCTGCCACCCTCCAGGGTGTCGACGTCGGCGTCCTAGTCCAATCCGGCTACGACCTCGCTCGACGGATGCTCCACAATTTCTTCTTTCCTCCAACTCAGGCCAAGGAAGATGATCCTCAACGACCTTCAGCTCCAGATCACGATGAAATGGCGCCAGAGATTCGTAGAGGCTCTACCGAATTTTACGAAAGCTGATAGTCACTACGAAATTCCCTGGGTCGCTCACGCGCAACGTCAGACGATCGAGTCCCAGATTGCCGAATTTGATCAAGATATCGAGGACTACAAGAAACGTATCTCCCATCTCATAGCACCTCCCCCGGCTCCACCGTCAGAGGCCTCCTATGACGAAATCGCCTACGACCACGTTGTCGCAGCCGAGACATTCTCAGGCAAACTACCGGGGTCCTGAGGGTCGCATTGTGAACCACGATCAGTATCTGCAGTTGAAGCAGAATCTGATCGACTTTCGCCGAAGACTAGCAGACCTCCCAAGATCAGCACCAGACTGGGAACGTCTCCTCGTTCAAAACGAAATCCGAGATCTGGAGAACTCAATCAAGGACTATCGCTCCAGATTCACAACAATCAAGGGAGATAGGAAATGACCACCTCCGATACCACACCACGGGACATCATTGTTCTCGAAGGTGCTGGTCGGAAGAAGAGGAAGTCCAAGACCAAGCGGATCTTCACTCGAAAGCATCCGGACCGTCCCAGCCGTATCGACTTCAAGACGATGACGCCCGAACAGCGACAGGAGCATGAGCGTCAGAGGAAGCACGAGAACTATCTCAGGATCAAGAGCCAGTACACCCTGGATCTCGATTTTGACCCTCACAAGGATCCTGGGGTGCCGGACCCGTTCTGTTCTTCTGGGGAGGATCGTCAGTTCTACAATCTCGGTGACGGTTGCCGTCACATCACCTATCCTCACTCAGGTTGATCTATGAACACCGCGATCATCTTCGCAGCTATCCTCCTTCCGTTCATCGCGACGTTGATTCTCTACAAGTTGCGATTTCTCAGTGGGAAGGTGACCATGGGACAGACTGTCGCAGAAGGTCGTCTTGTCTTCTGGGCCCTCGCTCTGTTCGTTTCGCTTCCTCTGCTTCTGAGTGTGCTCTTCCTATGACCGATATCGCCAACGCCCCTCTCCCGATCCCCATGAAGGCGTTGCCGGAATGGAAGAGAATTTCTATGCAGCCTCATTTCATCCAGGCGTGCGAAGAATATGTGAAATGGTATGAGGTCAATAAGAATTCGATCAAGCCACCGCCTCACAAGATCAAGAAGATCATGGATATGATCCATATGGTCGCTGAGATGAAGAGGATGGAAGATGCTCTGGAAACCCCGACCCAGGACGGAAATCTCCAGAACTGACAGGGAGCACTACAGACTCTTCTCATTCGCATACAACAGTCCTATCAACTGGAAACTTCATGTTCCATGGGCCTCGGAAGACGATGATGACGAAGAAGACTCCTCGGAAGAATCGGACTCCATGGAAAGAGACCCCTTCGACGGACCAATCTCCGGCTCCTGTTGAACGAGTCCTTCCTGATCGCTGGCCGTACAAGCCTCTGGAGCCGTTGAACATCACTCGTGGTCCTATCGATCCATTTACTCCCACGCGACCGATGGATCTCGATCAAAGGGACGACGAGGCTCGTCAACCAGTCAAGCCATGGAAGGACCCGGACTGATGAAATTCGCTGAAGCCTGCCGTGCCTGGGCCGATCATTACTTTGAGACAGTCATCTGGCCCATCTACTGTCGCCACGAATGGATTCAGGAAAGATTATGGATCAGAGCACCCCAACACGGGCTGAATTCGAAGCTCTTGAACGTCGAGTCAAGTTCCTCGAGGAACGGATTGCGATCCTTACTCCTGACAAGCGTATCCGACAGGAGCCCAAGCCCTTTCGACCGACAGGACCTGGGTCTCTCAAGCCTCTGAAGGATCGCTGATGGGACACTACGACGACTGCTACGAGTTCGATGCTCGCCAGGAAGCTCTTCGAAAGATGGGACTCCTGGAGAAGAAGCGTGCTGAAGGGAAACCTGTCCGGCATGAAGAGAATCAGCTCGAGAAGACGATTCGACGCGTTGCCCGCATCGAGAAGATCCTGGGTCTCGGTCCGATCTCTGATTTCAAGACTGACGAGGAACTCAGCGCAGAGATCGAGCAACTGAGGAGAAGAGCCAACCCATGACCAATGAGATCAGAGACCATGGTACCTGAAAGAAGCGACGACGACCCAGGTCCAATCATCCCATCAATCAAAGGCCGTTCAACGATGTCCTTCCCCGAAGATCTCCCTCCCATGACTCATTCTCAGTTCACAGATTTCGTCAATCAACTCAATCGTCGTGTCGCGACTTTGGAGGCCGCGATTCTGCATCCCAACGATCCAGAAGCGATCAAAATGTTGGATGCGACTTTCCGTCGTCGTATCGTTGAGGAAATCGAGAAGACTCTCACAACTGAGTTCATGACGAGACGATTAGGGTCGTACAGACGTCCCGATCCCTCCTCTTCCGCATCCATGCGTGATGATCTCAGACCCACGACATCCTTCTCCACCGAGCAGGTCGAACGAGCTCTCGAGGACTGGTTCGGTCCTCATGGGCTGAACAGAGATAGCCCGAACTACACAATGAACATGCAGAAAATGCGACGCGTCCTGACCAACTTCCTTGGGTCTCTTCAATGACCTACCCAGACATCGCAAGACGCCGGCAGGGACGTCAGCACGAATTGAAGTGCTGGCCTGAGTTCTTCCGGGAAATTCGCGTCGGAATGAAACGATTTGAGCTCCGGCGCAATGACAGGAACTTCCAGGTCGGAGATGTCTTGTATCTTCGTGAGTGGGATCCGTCCACCTCGAAGTACTCAGGTCATGAATGTCTCGTAGATGTGATGTACATCATCGATGACAGCACTCCATGCGCCGTGTCAGACATGGGTCTTCAGCCCGGCTTCTGCATTATGAGCATTGGCCGTCCCTTCCTCTACACGACGAGAACGTTCGACGAGCTATCTTAGGTTGTCCCTGATCCTCGCCCCCGCTATAATAGGTCTTCACACCAGCGGGGGCGATCTATGAGAAACGATTCCCAGGACATCTATAGCGTGATGGCTCGTATCCATGGCTATCCCGGCATGGTCGGTCTTATCAGCCCTGTGGGAGGTCAAATCTACTATCCCTCAGTTGCGGCCGCCTGTATTCAACTTCCAGAGCCTATTGTCCCTGACTATCTTGAAGGAGGTCGAGGGATCGAGTATTACTATATCAAGCTATATCTGAAAGCCAATCCTATCCAACATACGAAAAGGACGGTGCGCCAGGATTCTCTCCTGGGTCACACCGCCCTTTCGCCGATCAACGTATATTCAATGGACTACCGGATCGTTCGCGATTACTGGAAAAGAAGACTATTCGCCGAACATTATGGAATGAGTTCAGGTCGTTTTTCGTCTATGGCCCCGAACTATTCAAACGCGCCGAAAACTCAGATGTCGTTATTCTCCGACCACGGGTGAGGCTTCAGGCAGTATATGCCATTCGGCATCAGCTTGGTCATCCCATGATCTTTCCACGTCCAACCCTCGAGCTGAAGCCTTCGGCACTTGAGAAGATAGAGTATCAGGCTTCGCTCGAGTGGTAGATAGTCTTCACTCATTCAGATCTCCTCACTCCATTCAGCCGCGTTTCTCGCGATCAGATCGACGAGCTGCTCCTGCGTCTGGGTCCCATCGGACCTCTGGAGAGCTTCCCCGAGGACTTTCATAGTCTCATTGGCCTCCGCAGTCACCTGGGCCAGACGATCCAGAGATTCCTGGAGGACGTCACCGAGCGTTTTCACACGCTCTTCGACCATAGCCGGCGCCGGCTCGTAATGAACATGGTGGCGACCGAAAAGCATCCAATCATCCATCCAATCCATCGAATCGTAGTGATCGTGAGACGACGAGGACGTGTAGTAATCCTCCTCGTATTCACGGTCATTGTAGTCGTCATCGTCCCCGTCGAGATACTCCTCGTAGTCTTCCTCCCAGCGACGATTCTCCAGGAACCAATCGTCCTCTTGAAGCTCCATCAGCCTCATTTCGCGCTCGAAATCGGCCTTTTCGTCGTAAAATTCGACGATTTCGGCTCTGCAGAGCGACTTATCGAGCAGTCTACGACGCCTCGCAGCTCCCTTTTTCGCATATCTCTTCGCCTTGGGAGTCGAAACGTCGCTGTAGGAGTTCGCACAGTGTGGCGAGCTGGAGTGCGGCCATCCCACGGCCGAGAGAGCGTGTCTGTGCTTCCCCTCGTACCGACGGATGCGGCGGAGATGCTCTTTCTTCACTTCATGAAGATTCTGCTCGATACGGACCGAGACGTGGGCTCCCCAGCGATTTTCCGGAGTCCTCGAACCAGGGACGATTCGGGTTCTCCACCGATAACGGTGAAGCTCCTCGAATTCCTCTTCGACCTTCTCGTACTGCTCGTACATCCACGGGAACCGGATGCGGCAGACACTCTCCCTGTAGCGGGATCTCGACATGATCAAAAACTCCTAAAATTGACCCATTTAGCCTTCAAAATCAGTCAAAATGACCGAAATTAGGCTGTTTGGGGCGCTTTCAACGTGACCCTGTACTCGTTCCAAGCTCGCTTGAGAGCTGAAACTTGCTTCTTGCCTTTGAGGATCGATGCGACCAACTGTCGAATCTCTGGCGTATTCGCCATCCAGAGATATAGATCAGCATGGCATCGTTCTGGGGCGCAGAAGCATCCAAGGTCACGTCCTTGGAGCGCGAGAATCTTTTCCCACAATTCAGGATGATCAAAGACCCACTCAGCGTGCTGAATAAGCACGCTCTCCCGAGACTGTACGGCCGTAATCGCATACGGATTGCCGAGAGCCGTCGGTCGCCCGACGAAACTATAGGCATTGGAGCCGATCTTATTGCGACGGACGTTCACAACCTCAGGCACTATTTCCTCCTGGGAACCCTGAAGATTCGTAACATAACCACAGTAAATGGCCTGATTTCATAGAGCAAGGTCGCTTTTACCAAGATTCTGCCAATCTACACTTGCACTCGCCAATTAAGAGTGCCATGTTCATTCTTCTACAGCCCCTCCCTTTCCGTTGTGTCGTTGCGGGGCGCGACACTGAAAACCCGGTGGGTTAGGAGACTAAACAGTGCCAGAACTCTTTTATGACGATCTCAGTGCAGTTCCCGAGGGGCTGAAGGAGGTCGCGAAGCCTCAGGTCGACGCAGCCGGCAAAGAGACCGGCAAGCTGGTCGTGAACGTCGTTCCCAAGGCCAAGCTCGACGAATTCCGTGAGATGAACACCACGGTCGTCAAGGAGCGTGACGAGCTCAAGAAGAACTTCGATACCTACAAGGGTATCGTGGGCGACAAGCCCGACGACTTCCTGAAGAATCTCGATGCGCTCCGTGCCGTCGACAAGCGTGTCAAGGACGGTGAGCTCGTCGCGAACACCTCTCTGGACGAGGCGATCAACGCTCGTACCAAGGAGATGCGTGGCGAGTACGACGGGAAGATCAAGTCCCTCGAGGAAGACCGGAACCAGTGGCGTACGAAGTGGACCGAGTCGGATACCCGGCTTCGTCGGTTCAACATCGCGCAGCAGGTGACGGCGGCCATCCTGGACAAGGAAGTCGGTGCTCGTCCGGACGCAGCCAACGACATTCTCGAGCGCGCGTATCGCGTGTTCCGTGTCGACGACAACGGCAACATGAAGCCGTTCGACGGCGATCAGGTCATCTACGGCGCCGATGGTGCCAGCCCCATGACCCCGAAGGAGTGGCTCGGCAAGCTGAAGGAGACGGCGCCGTACTATTTCCAGGGTTCCTCGGGCGGCGGCGCTGGTGGAAATGGCGGCGGAAATCCGGGCGGTGGCCGACTGACTGCCGAGCAGATCGCGAACCTCACCCCGGAGCAGTATCGGAAGGCTCGTGCCGACAAGCTCATCTGATCCCTCCACCTACGACAGCGGAACGGCTCCTTCGGGAGCCGTTTTCGTGCCTGGGTCACTCTAAATTTTCTAGTCCGGCTTGATTCCATTTTTGATTGCACTTCTCGGACTCAGCGAGTATGAATAGAGCATCGAGGGACGGATGTCGGTGATGTTCGAACCTCCAGAGGAACCGTCGCCGGGGGCGACCTCACCTCTGTCCTGCGGGACTCTCCCATTCTCTCATAGAGGACGAGCCGTCAATGCCCGGCAATGCCATTCTCACTCCGCATATGATCGCCAACGAGGCGCTCATGCTGCTGGAGAACAACCTCGTCGTCGCGAATCTGGTGTACCGCGACCACGAGTCGACTTTCGCGAATGCGAAGGTCGGTGATACGATCACCATTCGCAAGCCGCCGGATTTCGAGGTCACCGAGTTCGGTCGTACCACGGTCGGTGCGTCTCCTCGCGTGAACCAGTACGGTGCGACTCCGGTGGACCGTGCGTTCGCCGACGGTACCCGCACCACGCGAGCTGATGGCACTGCGACCGGTCCGGCCGTTTCGGGCGGCACTCGCTATTCTCCTGAGATCTACATCCAGGACATCAGCGAGGGTGGCGTCCCGATGGTCCTCGACCATCACCTGGATATCTCCGTCGGCGTCGGCCAGCGCGAGATGACCCTGGAGATGGGCGACTTCTCCCGCAAGATCATCGCCCCGGCGATGCTCCGTCTCGCGGAGAAGATCGATGCTCTGGTCTACGAGCAGGCGAAGTACATCCCGTACGTCTACAACCTGAACGGCATCAACCCGCAGGCGCTGGATACGATCGCGAAGGTCGCCCAGATCGACGCCGCGCTGATGACCCAGAAGGTTCCGATGGTCGGCCGCGTCGGCATCGTGAACCCGCTGACCAAGGCCTCGCTGATGTCCATCGACGTCTTCCACCGGGCCGATGCCCGTGGTGACGCCGGTACGGCCCTCCGCGATGCGTCTCTGGGCCGCGTCATGGGTGTCGACTGGTACGGTGCGCAGGCGATCGCTCGTCGTGCTGCTCCGGACAACGCCGGTGCGACTGTCCAGGTCAACGGCGCCACCTCGAAGGGTGTGACGTCGCTGAGCCTCGAGGCTGCTTCGGCGGCGTACAATGCGGTCGTTGGTGACGTGCTCATCATCGGCGGCAACCAGTACATGGTGACGACCACGGTCACTGTCGCCTCCGGCGGCAATGCCACGGTCGGCATCTACCCGGCGCTCAAGACCGACGTTCTGGACAACGCCTCGGTCACCATCGTCGCGGCGCACGCGATGAACCTGGTCGGCAACTTCCAGGGCATCTCGCTGGCGGTCATCCCGCTCGACGCCCCGATGGCGGCGAACAGCGCGGTGATCCAGAACCGCGGCTTCTCGATTCGTGTGGTCTACGACTACAACATCGTGACCAAGACGAACATTCTCTCGTTCGACGTCCTCTGCGGCTGCCGGGTCATCTACCCCGAGATGCTCGCGCGTATTGCCACCACCTGATCCTTCTCCTGGGTCGGTGTATCGAAACAGCCTCGCAGAAATGCGGGGCTGTTCTCGTTTTAACTTCTAGCCTTCTCATATACCGGCAGTAGGAAACGTTTCCTGGTACAATGCCGTTTCTATTATAGCAACCCAAGTGGAGTCTCATGATGGCGGACAAGAGAGCCGATAGTGGCGCGCGAATGATCAAGCTCTATGATGATGTCGGTGGACATATCGATGTCATCGAGGGCTCGGAGTCGCATCGCGCCTTCATTGTTCGCGGTTACACCGAGAACAAGCCGTCTCGCAAGGGGTCGAATCGCCTCGCCGACGAGCCGGATGACCCGAAGGGTGATGCTGATACCTACATCGGTACTGCGTCTCCCAATGCGGCGGCCGCGCCGAATCACAACATCGCTCGCCATACCAATCTCCAAGCGAACGATGGTCTCGATCCCGGTGTCGAAGTTCTGAATCCGCTGGTTCAGAGTGAGATCGACAAGGAGAAGCTGGCGATTCGCCAGGACAACAAGGAGAAGGAGCTCGCCGGTGTCGAGGTCGATCACGACAAGGATCGTGAGCGCCTCCAGGCCACGGCGGATCGTCTCTCCGGTGTCGTGGAGAAGCAGCAGGACATCCTGATGCAGGAGCCGGCCGACGCCGAGAAGGCCCAGATCCAGCCCGGCGCCCCGAGCTCGGCGAATCTGCCGGCGAAGATCAATCCCGACACAGCGTCGGTGGCTGATCTCAAGAACTTCCTCAAGGCGCATGAGGTGAACTACGGCAACGCTGGCGAGGCGCGTCTTCGCGAACTGGCCCGCGAGGTTCTTTCGGGCGACTGAGCCCCGGCAGCGGGTGCGGGGCGGGGGTAAAACCGCTAAGAGCCACTCCCCGCCCCGCAAATGCTCTACCAGTGCCCTACCGCCGCCCGGCTAGGCCAGTGCCCCGCCCGGCGGCGGGACTGTTTTTAGACCACGCAAACAAGTCCATGTTACGTGCTGTAACAAACGACAGACCAATTTTCGGTCAAATTTGATACTGGCGCTGCCCCTGGAAGCCTGCTAGACTGCCTGAAGTACACTTGGAGGCAGGTCATGGCTATCGTAATGGTTGTGGAAGACGGTACCAACGTCGCTGGAGCGAACAGCTACGTCGATCTCACCTTCGCCAACAACTATCTCCAGTACAACATTCACACAGCCTCGGTTTGGTCTGCTCTGACCGACGATGTCAAGAAGGCGTGTCTTATTCGAGGGACTCAGGTAGTCGACAACTATTTCAACTATGAGGGTCTGAAGACCTATGACGATAGTGCGCTTCGCTGGCCTCGTTATGGTGCTGATGATCTTGATGGGATTGTTATCCCAGACAATGTGATTCCGATCCAGCTGAAGCAGGCCGTGTGTGAACTGGCGATGGAGACGTCCCAGGGAGACATCACAGAAGACCCTGGGTCAGCCGGCCTCAGCGAACTCACCGTGGATGTGATTTCGCTGAAGTTTGACAAGCTCGATCGCCCAACCAACGTGAGTTCGCTCGTCAAGCAATTGATGAGGACTCTTGGTGACTACGTTGGTCCTGGGTCATTCGTGCGCTTTGCGAAGGTGATTCGGTCGTGAGTCTCAGAGCCACTGTCCGAGCCGGCGTCAAGACGGCCATGAAGTCTGTGGGAGATCTGAAGTCAACCTTTACTCTCCTGCATCGAGTCATGGGCGTTTACGATCCGATCACGGACACAACGACAGCAACTACGACCTCCACGACGGTGGAAGGTCTTCTCGTGGGCTTCGAGCAGCGAGAGATTGATGGCGAGAATGTGAAAACCGACGACCAGCGCGCGTTGATTGATGCAGATCTTCTTCCTGGGATATTCCCGGAGAAGAATGACAAGATCACAATCGATGGTGTGACGTGGAACGTTCAGCGTATCCTCAGCCCGCCGACCTATCCTCTCTGGATTCTGCAAATTCGCAAGGTGTGATATGCAGATTAGAGTCAAGAGAGAAGATCACATCAACGCTGCGATCAACACTGTTCAGAAAGGGGCCGCTGACCTCGTTCGTTCTCGTCTTATTGCAGGTCTACGAGCCTTTCATCAGGAAGTCCTTGCTCGAACTCCGGTACACACGGGACGAGCGATCGCGAACTATCAGTGGACTGTGGGCGCTCCTGCGAACGGTGTGGTAGCTCATAGCTCTGGGTCACCTATCGGACAGACGAACAAGTATCCTCTGGGTATCGAGAATCGCCGCGACGAGAACGAAGCGATCGCGAATGCGAGCTTCGCTGCCCTGGATTTCTCGAATCCCTTCAAGAAGTTCTATCTGACGAATAACACTCCATATTTCAACGATCTCGAGTATGGTCGTATTCCAAATAGGGGAAGCCTGAAGCCTCGTACTCCTGCCGGCGGCATCATGCGGGCGGCTGCGAAGCTGATTCGTTCGAAGAGGAGTTTCTGATGTCTATGGAGCTTGAGCGTCAGGCGGTCACCTCGTACATCCAGACGAATTGGAATGCGACTTATGGCGTTCTCTTCTTTGAGGACCAGGACTTTGATCAGCCGGCAGGTCAATTCGTACTTGTCTCTCTTATTCCTGTAGGACAGAGTCAGGTCTCATTTTCTGGGGATACCAATCTCTTCAGAAACATCGGAATTCTTCAATTCGATATTCTTGTCCCAGAGGGAACCGGCTCTCGCAGTGCCCGTCTTGCTGGAGACTTCATTATCGGTCTCATGCGAAACAAGAACTTCCGACTCTCCGATCAAAACGTCGTACAGATTCGAACGCCTGATACTCTTCGCAAGGTCGCCGCTCAGAACGGTCGAGTCCGCTGGGTAATCTCGTTTGAATACTATCGGGACGAGTTGGGTAACAATCCAGTGCCTCAAACTACAACAGTTCCCTGAGTCAAGACTTGCTATTCCCGTAGGAGTAGCGTAAACTCCCTTGATGGGGCCTACTCTGTTCGCCCTATCCATGGAGTGGGATAATGACGGACGCCAACAGAACCAGAGTAGGCATCGTCGAAGAGATCAGCTTCGGTGTCATTCCGACGTCTCCGGCCTTCCAGATTCAGCGTTTCACGTCGTCCAGCCTCGTCTTCAATCCGACGACTGTGACGAGCAACGAGATTCGCTCGGACCGTCAGGTCGCTGACCTGATTCTGGTGGGTGCCGAGGCGTCCGGTGACCTGGGCTTTGAGCTCTCCTTCGGCTCCTACGATACTCTCTTCGAGGGTGCCTTCTTCAACGATTGGGTGGAGACACCGAATCGTGTGGGTGCCCAGATCTCCAACGTCAATACGACCCCAGGTGCGATCGGAGTGACCTCGGGCGGCGCGGCGTTCCTGCCGATGCTCCTGGTCAAGACGAGTGGCTTCGCTCTTTCGGCGAACAACAAGGTAGTCGAAGTCACCACGGGTGGCTCAGGTACTTCGATTCCTTTCGTCTCTCCGTCGTTCTCTTCGGAAGCTTCTCCTCCGACGACGGCTCGCCTCAAGGTTGTTGGTCTCCGTGGTGACGCTGGTGATATTTCGTCCAATTCGGGCGGGAAGTACATCGAGTCGGCGGGCGACACGGTCTTCACCGACTTCACCTATTCGGCGGGTGTTCGTGACTGGGGACTCCGTGCTGGCATGTGGGTGAAGCTGAAGGGCTTCGCCACCGCTGCGAACAACGGATTTGCTCGAATCGCTTCCATCACGGCGACCCGCATCACCTTCGATGTTGTCCCCACTGGATGGGCGACCGAGTCGGCTCCCGTCACTTCGGTTGACATCCTCTTCGGCGACTACATCCGGAACGGTATCGTCGAGAAGAGCTACTCGGTCCAGCAGGCGTACCTCGCCAATGCGCAGTATCAGTATCTGCGCGGCATGGAGGTCTCTTCGCTTGCTCTGAGCCTCGAATCCCAGTCGATCATGACCGGGACGTTCTCGCTGATGGGCAAGGACGGTCAGTATTGCCCGGCCTCGTTCACTGGCAATCTCGCGTTCGCTGATGCGACCGACGTGGTCGCGGTCACCTCCGGTGTTCCGACCGGCGCTACTCTCATCGACTCTTCCGTCACGGACGTGCTCAACACCTCGTCCAACGTCGGTCGTATCGCTGAGAATGGTGTTCGTATCAGCGGTCCCAACTACGTCATGTCGGCGCAGTTCACCATCGAGAACAACCTTCGCATGCAGAATGCGATCGGCTCGCTGGGCGCCATCGGCATCGGAGTCGGTACCTGCACCATCACCGGCACTCTGAACGCCTATTTCGGTGACGCCACTCTCCTGGCGAAGGTCATCGGCAACACCGCGACGAGCTTCGACTTCGTCGTGGGCCGTGACGACACCGGATACATGCTGTTCGACATGCCGCGTGTCAAGTTCTCGTCGGGCACGACCCCGGTCTCGGGCATCAACACCGACGTCATGCAGGAACTCGGCTTCCAGGCCATCATGGACAAGGTCCTGGGATACCAGATTCACTGCCAGAAGTTCGAGTACGTCTGATCCACTCAGACGCCTCGTCGATCTAGGGCGGGAGAGAACCTCCCGCCTTTCTTTTATACTTGCTCCACCTGGTACCTCTGGAATATTCTAAACCTCCAACGTAGGAGGTTTCATGGTTTCCGCTTTTGCCCGTCGCTTCAAGACCAACAAGAGTCTCGAGGAGGACGGTACCTGGGTCGACATCGGCGACGATATTTCGCTGAAGATTCGTCGCTTCAACTCGGAGAAGTCTCAGGAAGTTCGCCGCCGTCTGGAGAAGCCGTACGCCCACATGACCCGTCAGGGTCGTGCGCTTCCCACGAAGACGAACGAAGAGATCACCAAGAAGCAGATCATCGAGGTCATTCTCGTTGATTGGAAGGGCATCACCGACGACAATGGTGAGGTCATTCCCTACAGTCTTGAGAACGCGAAGAAGCTTCTCGAGACGAAGGACTTCATGGACGAGGTGGCTCGTCTTTCGCTCAACGAGCAGCTTTTCAAGGATGAGGCGCTCAAGGAAGACGAGGGAAACTGATAGAGTATCTGGACTGGTCTCTTTCTCCAGCAGTCCAGAACATCGAATTCCTCTGGAGAATGAAGGAAGAGTTTGACGAACCTATCCCAGCGATCGATGATGCTCCCGTCCTTTGGCCTCATCTTCGCTGGGTCTGGATCTGTTTTGTAGAGCTATCGCGTACTCGTCAGTTCACACAGGTGATCAACGCGATTTCCTATCAGGAGATTTTAGCCTATAGTCAACTTCACGAAATAGGCTATGATGACCTTCGCGAGTTGCTCCATTTCGTACCTAAGTTGGACGCGCATCTAGTAGCGAAGAAGACGAAGGAAGCGAGAGACGAGATGGACAAAGCGAAGAATCGCCCACGACCAGGATCTCATAAATGACCGACACCATCGGCAAGGCCACATATGAGATCGATGCCACCTCAGCAGAGGCTGGTGCGAAGAAGGTCGTTGCGGCCCTCAATTCGATCAAGAAGGCTGTTGACAGCCTGAATAAAGCGAAGGTCACTGGTATCCAACAGTTGACCGCCGCTATTTCTGCGATGGCTCAGCTTCGCGCCCCGAGTGCCGCCCTCGTCTCTGGGATCACGGCACTCGGGGCTGCGATGTCCTCGTACAAGGCTCCTTCCCAGGCTGCGGTTACGAACACGCAGAATTTCCTGAACGCCCTCTCCAACATGAAGGCGGGCAGTTCTGCTGTCATCAATCGCATTGCGACTCTGAGTTCTGCGTTCGGCGCTTTCAAGGCTCCGACTGCGGCTCAGACGAAGAGAGTTGTTGACTTCTTCAATGCCGTCAACAGCCTCAAGCCGAGCGCGACATTCAATACGGTCGTCGCCGGACTGAACAAAGTTGCTCAGGCAGCCTCCGTCGCGGCGACGGAGATGGCGAAGCTCCAGACGATCATCAACGGCATCCATATGAGGATGACCGGCCTTCCGAGATCTCTGAGCGGGGCAGCCAATGGATTCAAGAGCACGGCTCACTCGTCAGAGCTTCTGAAGAAGTCTCTGTTCGATACTGTCGCTGTTCTTCAGACTCTAACTGGATTCCTGGCGTTCAGAGAAATCCTAGGAGCTTCAGCGAATCTAGAGACTGCTCGAAGCACTCTCCTGGGGGTCAGTGATTCAGCCAGAGAAGCTGCTGATTCGTTTTCCTATCTGGCTGCTCGGTCTCTCGATATCGGTGTTTCGCTCACTGAACTTGGTCGTCCTTTTGCTCGATTCACGGTCGCAGCCAAGAATGCGGGTTTCTCGACGAAAGAGATTCGAGACGCATTCGACAATGTCTCCGGAGCAGCTAGAAACTTCGGTCTGTCGGCTGCGGATACCGCAGGTGTCGTTCGAGCTCTGGAGCAGTCTCTCTCCAAGGGCAAGTTCATGGCTGAAGAAATCAGACTTCAGCTCGGTGATCGTCTGCCTATCGCTATGGCTGCACTGGCCCAGGCGACCGGAAAGACGACACGCGAACTGAATAGTATGTTCGAGGCCGGTGTTCTCTTTACTGATCAGTATTTCAAGCCGTTCACTCAGGCTCTGTTCGACATGTCTGGTGGCGAGGAGGCTCTGGCTCGTAACAGCGAGGGTCTGAATGCCTCGCTGTCTCGGCTGCAGACTGGTTTCGCTCTGGTCGCGGATGCTATCGGTCGTGGTGGTCTGAACCAGGCGATCAAGGATTTTGCTGATGCTCTAGTCAGCTTTATCACTTCGGACGATGGACAGAGATTCTTCCTGGGTCTCGGAAAAGTTGTGGCTATCGCAGGTCGCGCTTTTCTTCTCATCGCTGAGAATATCGATCGGGTCATCCAGGGAGCCATCATTCTCTATTCGGTGAAGCTCGGTCTAATGTTCACCTCTTGGGTGACTGGAGGCAGCGCGTTCATCAGAATACTTCGCCTCATGTTTGCTCAGATGGGGAATCTGACCAATCAGATGCGAATCCTTGGCGTTGCAATGAAGGGGATGTGGCTTTCGACTGGTGTCGGTGCCGCGATTGTTGCTATCACCTTCCTTATGACAGAATTGATTGGCACAACGAGTGCTCTGGAGGAGGCTACCATTGCCCAGAATGATCTGGAAATGGAAAGAGCTCGTCTGGGAAATCAGAGCGCTGAGAGCATCCGAGATCTAGCTGCGGCGTATGCCGAAGCTGACGAAGAACAGAGAAAGGTTCTGTTGAATGAAGCCAATCTTCAGAAGATGCAGGCAGAGACGGCGGCCGCAAAGACTAGAACAGCGGCAAGCGATACTCTTGGAGATTACTTCCTTGAGATGCCCTATTCTTCTGTAGAACATCCTGGACAGGTTGATCAGGTTCCTATCTTCAACGTGGTCATTCCTGATGAGGCCACTCCGGAGGATAGAGTAGCTATTGAGTCGTACACCAAATCTATCATTGAGCAGATGAAGAACGGGTTCCAGGATCTTCCTCTTCTTAAGACGACTATGACTGACTTTGGAGCGGTCATCAATAAAGTCGCCACTAGCACTTCGGATACTGATTTTCAGGCGTTCGCGGTCACCTTTGGCGAACTGTATAAGAGCGTTGATGACACGACAACTTCGCTTGAACTGGCGCAGATGTTGATCGACGCCTACACTCAGGCTCAGCAGGGGGCTATCGAAGCGAATGGAACGGCTGCTGATTCTTTCCAGGAACTGTCGAAGGGTCTGACGGATTGGCACAAGGATATTGATGAAGCTCTAGCGAAGGAGCGTTTGAGGACGATTTCTCTTCTCGAAGGAGAAGATGCTGCGAAGAGAGTAGAACTGACTGAGAAAGGAATGGCCGAAGCCTTGGGGCTTTCAGGAAGTCAGTTTTTGGATGAAAGAGATAAGATTCTTGAGTCCGTTGATGCTCTTATGGCGAGAATCAAGGCAAACGATCTTCTTGAGGCACAGAATAAAGCAGATGCAACTATAAAGAATCTGCAGGACGAAGTTCGTGTTCTCCAGGCTGTTCGTCTGGGCTACGAAGATTCTGTCGAGGTTGCTGGAAAGCTGATGGAGCTGACCAGAAATCTTCAAGCTGTCGGTGAAGATCCAGATGCCATTAAGGAGAGAGTTGCTGATCTTCGGGCCTTCCTTGAACTGAAACAGAAAGAATTGGACTTTGCCGATGCCGCGAAGACGAGAACTGATGTTGCTCGTGGTGTCGTAGACGATATCGCGACCGAACGTCTTCGCTACATGGCGTTGACGCAGAGCAAGGAAGCTGCCGATGCTTTTGCACTCGAGGCGAAAGCAATGGCTGCGACCCTGGGTCTCAACTCTCAGGAAGCCGAGAAGTATCGCGACAGAATTCTTCGCCTCAATAATGTTCTGGAGAAATTCAAGACTCTCAACGAGAGAATTGAAGCTATCCAGGCGCTTAGAGGAAAGATGGATGACCTTGAGACAGAAATCTATCTTCAGAAGCAATTCAATGCTGGTCAGATCACCAATATCGAATTGGCGAAGCAGGAACTTGCTGCTCAGGAAGCTCTTTCCAAAACTGGCATGAACCCGGATAAGGTTAAAGAGCTCACTCTACAGTATAGTCAACAGCTTCAGGAATTGAAGAAACTTCAGGAATACCAGGATTCCAAGGAAACTCGGGTCAGTATTCTCGATAACCTCGAAAAGGAAATTGAGGCTCAGAGAGCGAAGACTATTGCATTGACTGAAGGAGAAGAGGCTGCTGCGCAGTACACACTGACCCAGGAGGCTCTGTCTGCAACTATCGGGATGACTGGAGAAGAGATTCAGCAGTGGCTGGAAAGCGCCATGGCTGTGAATCAGACACTTCAGGATATTACCGATACGAACAAACGTCTCGAGGCTACTCAAAACGCCGAAAAGACAATTGCTGACATGCAGGCTGAAAATCAGCTTCAACTTCTCTATAACATGGGGTTGATCGATTCCGTTGAATTGGCGAAAGAAGAACTTGCGGTTCGCAAGGCTTTGGAAGATGCCGATGTCGGTGCAGATGATGTTAGAAGATTGACTGAAGAGTGGAGAAAGGCTGCCGCTGAAAGAGAGAAGTATGCTGCTCAAGGGGCGGCCGAGGATCATCTCAAGGAGCTTCAGGATGAAATTGATGCCCTGGGTCTCGCCGGTGCGGCTCTAGACGAATACAATCGCGCCCGAGAGCATTCGGAAAATATTGAGAAGGGAGTGTCTCAGGCGACTGCTGATCAGATTTCGGCTGTTCAGGAGGTCATTGACGCTTATAAGAGATACGAAGATGCTATTTCGTCAAAGGATAAGGCTGCGGCGACGGCGGCTTATAACGAGCTGGTACGTTTGCATGAAAACGCACAGACGACTTCGAGTTTCATTGATCGCGCAATCGCCTGGCTTGAGAATCTCGGCAAGTGGGGTTCCTGGGCTGCTTCGATTCTAAAAGTCGTTGCTGACGTTTTCGGATTCCTTCATGGTCAGGGAACTCCGGATTTCGCGCTGCCCCAGGATCCAGCCACGATGGATATTAAGTGGAGCGGCGGAGGCGGTGGAGGAAAGGATAAGCAGGACGTCTTCAAGGACTGGGCCGATGGTATCCGTGAGCGTATCGCGGATGAGCAGCTTGAGATGAAGACGATTGATATGACAGCAGGAGCGATTGAGCGTCTAAAGGCTCAGCAGGATCTCGAAAACGAGATCAAGAAAGAGGGTCTGACCCTCACTGCGGCGGACATTGCTGCTCGCGATGAGCTTCTCCAGAAATTGGAGCAGGAAATCGATGCTCGGGCTCGTCTCGAAGCTATCCACAATGTTCAGAAGACCCTGGATGATCTGAATCAAGAAGCTGAAGCTATCCGTATGACTCTAGATGGTCGTGCCAAGAGTCTGGAGATGGCGAAGCAGGAACTGGAGATCAGAAAGGCCCTGGGTGAAGTCGGGGTTCCGATTGCTGAAATCGATGGGTATGTCCAGTCGATTCAGTCGGCTACCGAAAGAAACAAAGAGCTGAATCAGCAGCTTGATGAGCAGCAGGCTCTCGCTGATGGTGTCGGTTCGGCTCTTTCTGACGCCTTCAAGTCAGCCATTCTCGACGCGAAGAGCTTCATGGAAGTGTTGGCTGATCTTGCTCTTCAGTTGGCTCAGCTCGCCTTCACTCAGTCGATCTTCCCGGCTATTTCCTCTGGGGCCGGTGACATTCTCGGTGGTCTCTTCAGCGCCATCGGACTCGCGAAGGGCGGAGTTGTCTCTGGTGGAAACGTCCTGAACGAGTACGGTAAAGGATCAGTCTTCACTGGCCCAACTCCGTTCGCCATGTCTGGAAACAAGACTGGTGTGATCGGTGAGGCTGGTCCTGAAGCCGGCCTTCCCCTTGTCCGTATGCCGAATGGAGATCTCGGTGTCCAGTACATGGGTGGAAATGGTGACAACTACACCGAGAACAACATTCACGTGAGCGTAGAGGGCGGAAGCTCTGGAAGCGCGGCAGATGACGAGAAGCTCGCGAACAAGATCGCAAAAACTGTTCAGCAGTCTCTTGATACTCGAATTGATCAGAGGCTTCAGAAGTGGACCAAGCCCGGTGCGGCGCTTGGTCGTGGAGGATTCGCGAGATGACACTCTTCGCCCCAACAACGAATCCGGACTATTCGTCTCAGGTAGATTCGGAAATCACTGTAGACACTCAGCAGTATGGAGATGGCTACGAGTCTCGTGCCACGACTTCACTGAATCCTGTTCGGCAGAAGTTTCAGCTTTCCTGGAATGTCCTGCCTCGAGAGGAAGCTCTCACCTATGAACGATTCATGCTCGAAAGGAAAGGTGTCGAATCCTTCGAGTATGTTCTCCCTGGGGAAGACGAAGTGAAGAAGTGGGTGTGTCGTGCCAAGGTTTCACGTCAGTATGTGGCACCTGGATACGATACGATCAGCTTCCAAATTGAACAAGTGTTCGAGTTCTGACGATGATCCCAGAGAATCTCGCTAGACACATTCAGAATCCCAGCCTCGGGACAGTCGTTCAGCTTTTTGAATTGGACGCTTCTGTTCTGGGCGGGGATGTCTACTATTTCTGCAATATCGCCGAGAATACTGATTTCATCAGTTTCGGCGGTCAACCCTACACTCCGATCCCCATGGCTTCAGAGGGATGGGAATGGACGGCTCAGGCTGCTCAGCCTACACCGACTTTGAAGATCGCCAATCTCACAGATACGATTGGGAGTCTGGTCAAGGAATTTGATGATCTCTTGGGATGTATCGTAACTCGAAAGAGGACGTTTTCTCGTTTCCTGGACACGGGGGATGAACCCGACGGTGATGCGTACTTTCCTCCTGATGTCTATCGCATTGAAAGAAAGCGCTCACACAACCGTCTCTATATCGAATTCGATCTGGCGAATCCAGTAGACCAGCAGGGTCGGTATATCCCAGGAAGACAGGTCATCCGGGATTACTGCTATCTTCAGTATCGAATCTGGAATGCTGATCTCAATGCGTTCGACTACAGCGAAGCAGAGTGCCCGTACACGGCGGCGATCTATTTCAATCTCGCAGGAGAGCCTGTGGTCAATCCTGCATTGGATCGTTGCCCCAAGAAGGTCGGCACTGGATGCAACGTTCGATTCCCTAATGAACCCCTTCCTTTCGGCGGGTTCCCTGGGGTTGCACGAGTCAGAGGATGATGTTCTCACCTGAGATTATCGAAGCTGCGAAGGCGCACGCTCTTCGTGAATACCCGAACGAATCCTGCGGAGTCATCCTGGGAGACGAGTACGTCGAATGCGAAAACATCTCTCCGACGCCAAAGATCGCATTCGCGATAGCGCGAGAGCGAGAACTGGAATTCTTCTCGTCCGGCCTTCTACGAGGTCTCATTCATTCACATACCAATGGAGTTCCTCATCCTGGGAAGTCCGATATGGAGGGACAGATTGCCTCCAACATTCCGTGGGGAATTCTCAACACGAATGGACAGCAGGCCCGAGATCCTTGGTTCTGGGGAACCGGAGTACCGATCCCTCCTCTTGAAGGAAGAGGATTTCGCCATGGTCCTAGTGGAACTGACAATCGTGGAGATTGCTACGCTCTGATTCGGGATTGGTATCGTCTGAATCGTAACATCACTTTGATTGAGTTTCCTCGTGACTATCCTTGGTGGGATCGTAACGAGAATATGTACGCTGAGAATTTCGCCAAGGCGGGCTTCGAGTCCTTGGATATGACTCAGGCTCCGAAGTTCTTCCTGACACCTCCAGTACTCGGTGATGTGTTCCTGGTTCGCACCACGAAGAGATTCCCGACACACGGAGCCATCTATCTCGGCAACGAGTTGTTTCTGCATCATTACGAAGGTCAGCTCAGCATCTCCGCTCCGCTGAACAAGTGGAAGGAACGGATCACTCATCACTTGAGGTATCCTTCGTGAATACCATCCATTTCCACGGGCATCTGCGGGAGAAGTTCGGTGATCGAGTCAAATTCGATATCCGGACCCCGAAAGAGGCTATTCGTGCGCTCTGTTATCAGCTTCCTGGGTTCAGAGAAGAATTTGCTCGGGGAAGCTATTCGATCGTCAGAAACACGCCTGATACTGAGAAGGGGTTCTGTTACGACACAGAGACCGTCGGAATGTATCTTGGACGAGCGGACCTTCACTTCGTACCTAGCCTATCTGGTGAAGGAGGAAGAGGGCTCGGAAAGATCATTCTGGGAACTCTGCTGATTGCGTCTGCTTTCATCTTCGCTCCACCGACTGTTGCTGGATTCGCAAGTGGTGCCGCTGCGGTCGCTTCCAGCGGTGGTCTAGCTTCCACTGCGTTCTCCGTCGCGGGTATTGCGATCACTTATTCTCAAATCGCGTCAACTGGCGCTTTTCTTCTCTTCTCCGGTATCTCTCAGCTTCTAGCTCCTACTGTGAAACCGACCACTCCTCAGAGCGTTGATCAGGAAGCTTCTTTCTTGTTCAATGGACCTGTCAATGTTATTGAACAGGGTGGTCCGGTGCCTCTCGCTTATGGCATCTGCATGGTTGGTTCTGTGGTGATTTCGGCAGGTATCTCTGTCGAAGAAGTCGATATCTGAGGAACCTATGGTAGACATCAACTACACTCCCGGGTTCCTTCGTGGTCATGGTGGTGGAAAGAGCGGAGGCTCTGCCAGCGGACCTCAGGAAGCCAAGAACACTCTCAAGAGTAGAGCGACTGCTCGAATCCTAGAGCTTCTCTCTGAGGGAGAGATTGTCGGTCTCTTCAACGGCACCCAGTCTATTTTCCTCGAGGATACTCCTCTCGAAGCGATTGATGGATCGCACAATTTTGAAGGATTCGCTTACGATCTGAGATATGGTCTCCCCGACCAGACTTACATGTCGGGGTTTTCCCAGGTGGAGACCGAGAACGAAGTCGGCGTCGAGGTGACGTACGATACTCCGATTACTCGCACTATCAATGATCCTCTCGTCGATGCTGTTCGAGTTACGATTCGTCTTCCTGTTCTGACCCATACGAACGATGATGGAGATTTGAACGGCACCTTCGTCGTCTTGGCGATTCAGTATCGGAGCTTCGGAGGCCCCTGGGTCTCTCCGAATATCGGTACCTACATGGAGAGCTTCTCTCCTCCGATTTCTCCCGAATCGACGTTCTTCCGAATCACTGTCAGAGCCCCCAAGGCTTCTCTGCCGACTGATCCAGATACTCTGAACACGGCTTTCATCGTAGGTCTGAAGTACCGTATCGCTGGATCAGGTTCGGCCTACACTGAGCTCCCTGGGAAGACCTATAATCAAGTCAAGGGTGGAAATATCGGTTCCATCATCGGAAGCATCACTGGAGGCTCGCCACATGCTGGAGCTTCCCAGAACCCTCAGAATTTCATTGAGGACGTGTCTACGACATACGAGATCACTCTAGCGAATGACTCGTATGAATTCGTTCCGATGTATTATAGTCAGATCGCAGCCGCACAGTGCCGGAAGACCACTCCGGCAATGACGATTGTCGGTAAGACGACTTCGCCCTACGAGAGATCGTATCGATTCAATCTTCCCGAGGGAGGAGCTCCCTGGGATATTCGAGTCTCTCGTCTTCAGCCAGACCCGGAGGAAGCGAAGCATCAGAATAGATTCTACTTCTCGCGATACACCGAAATCATTGACGAGAAGTTCATCTATCCGAACTCGGCGCTCATTGGTGTCGCTATCGACGCCGAGCAGTTTGAAGGGAAGATTCCCTCTCGCTCGTACCTGATCAAAGGTATCAAGATCAGTATTCCGAGCAATTACGATCCGATTACCAGGACCTATGATGGCATCTGGGATGGCCTCTTCGTTACGGATTGGTCGAACAATCCTGTCTGGGTTCTTTATGATCTGATCACGAATCGACGCTATGGTATCGGTCGTTTTCTCAATGTGACCGAAATCGACAAGTGGTCGTTCTACGACGCAGCGAAATACTGCGATGAAGATGTGCCGAATCTCTATGGAGGAGTTGAACCCAGATTTACGTTCAATGCCTGGATTGCAGATCGTACGTCAGCTCTTGAAGCTCTGCAGTCGGTGGCTTCATCCTTCAGAGGAATGATTTACTGGTCGGCCGGTGCGATCTTCCTGTCTATCGATCGACCCAAGAGTCCGACAAAGATCTTCACGGCTTCAAACGTTATTGATGGAGATTTCGTCTATCAGGGGACTTCTCTGAAGGATCGTCATACTCTCGTTCGCGTTACTTGGAACGACCCAGACGATTTCTATCGTCCGGCTATTGAGGTTGTCGAAGACCCCGACGGCATGGTTAGATACGGTCTTCGCGACACTGATCTTCGTCTCCTGGGATGCTCTTCGCAAGGTCAGGCGTACCGTCATGGTCGATGGACGCTCGACACAGAGAAGAGTGAACGGGAGATGGTTACTTTCTCCATCTCCTGGAGAGATGCGGATATTCTTCCCGGTGAAATCTTCTCTGTTCAGGATCCTTTCTGGTCGGGGGCCAAGTTCGGTGGTCGACTGAAGAGTGTGGCCGCGAGCAAGGCGAATCTCGATCGTTCGGTCACGCTGGAAGATGGACAGGACTACACCCTCTGGGCTGTCATGCCGAACGGTGTTCTCCAGACATCTCCAGTTGTGAATGATCCTGGCTCCTGGGATGTTCTCAATCTCGCCAATCCCTTCAATTTTGATGGGAACTACATTCCCAATCCTGATCTTGCCGGTATCGTTGAAGGAGACGTGTCTTCCACTGGTTCTCTTCCAACTGGATGGGGATGGCAGGGCATTTCTGGTTCTACGCTGGAGATTCTTGATCACGGTATTCTGGATGGCGTTCCCTTCATCAATTTCAGATTCACCTGGACGTCTGCTCCGACAGCCACGGCCTTCATCACGATGGCTCCTCTCGGTGTGATTGGAGCGGCGCCCGGTGACGTCTGGAATTTCGCGATGCGATTTGCACCGCTATCTGCCTGGGACACCGACATCGTTTCGTTTGGTCATAAGATCGATTGGAGAGACTCTGGTTCGACATTGAATACTGATACTTACAACTATCCGAATCCTGATCTTCAGACCTTCGATAAGGCTCAGCTTCTCGTCGCGGATGCTCCTGTTGGAACTTTGACTGCGAGACCTGCGGCTCGAATCCAGGTCGGAGTGGGAACCTCTGGGGTCATTGAATTTCGTCTGGGAGGATGGTTCATTTCTTCCGACGACGAACAGCCTATGGCGAACGCTGTCTGGGCTCTAGTCGCCACGAATATCGAACCTCGTCCTTTCCGTTGCCTGATGATCAGAGAAACGGATACTCATCTCTTCGAGGTGACTGGTCTCTTCTATGACGTGACAAAGTTCGCTCGCGTCGAGGAAGATATCACCATTGTCAATCCCAGGTACTATCACGCTCCAACTGGCCCTCTTCTTCCACCAACGAATCTTTCGTTCCAGGAATATCTCTATAAAATCGGTAACACTGTTCGTTCCGGAGTCACTGTCTCTTGGACAGCACCGAACGATGGTCGTATCATCTTCTACGAATTCCAGCTTCGAGATCCTATCACTGACGCCTACACGACTATCTCTACAGTAACCACGACATCGACAGATGTTCGTGAAATCCTATATGGAATCTACGGTGCTCGTGTTCGTTCCATCGATGGAACTGGAACGAAGAAGAGCCCGTGGTTGACTGTTGATCCGGTGCAATTCAGCGGTCTCCTGGGTCCTCCCGGAGATGTCCAGAATTTCCGTGCCAACATCATCGGTGATACGATTTTCCTCCTCTGGGATCGTGTGACTGATCTTGATTTGGATCACTATCGTCTCAAATTCTCCCCCGAAGTCGTGGGAGCTTCTTGGACGAGCTCTACTGATCTCTTCCCTATTATTCCGAGAGAAGCAACGAACGTCTCTGCTCCTTTCTTGAACGGAACCTATCTGATCAAAGCTGTCGATTTCCAGGGAGTTGAAAGCTCTGTCGAAGCGATCGTTATCAATCTCAAAACTGGTGGTCTCAATCAGAATACGGTTCTGATCATCCAGGAAGATCCGACTTTCGCTGGAACGAAGGACGACGTCTACTACTCAGTGACCCTGGGTGGTATTCGTCTCATTCCTGAGTCCTACGATTTCTTTACTCTCACCGATGTCTTTGATCTATCTGATTTCTTCTTCGGCGAAGGTGTGGTCGCTGAAGGATACTATTACTTCGACAACGATGTAGATCTCGGAGAAGTCTTTACGAGCCGCTTGGTTCCTGCGATTTCGGTCACTGGTGCCAACGTCCTTAACGATTTCTTCGGTCCAGAGGACATGTATTCGGTTGCCGATATGTTCGGCAGCCTCGGTGGTGGATACGATGCAATCCTGGAGGTTCGATACACCCAGGATGATCCCTCTGGGTCTCCGACATGGACTCCTTGGTACCAGTTCCTCACTGGAGACTATACTGCTCGAGCCTTCCAGTTCAGATTGCATCTTCTGACGACCAATCCATCTATTACTCCTGTCGTAACGAAGGCAGCAGTGACCGTCGACATGCCGGACCGTGTTGATGGTATGGACGATGTCTCCGGCACAGCCGGTGGCATTAGAATTACCTTCGATCCGGCGTTTAGAGCCAAGCCCTCTATTGTCATTACCGGGCAATCAATGGATACTGGCGACTACTTCGAGTTGAGCAACCAGGACGAAACTGGCTTCGACGTCATTTTCTATAATGCGTCGGCAGTTTCGGTTACCCGAGTGTTCGACTGGCATGCCCGAGGCTACGGATATAGGATCGTCTGATGGCTCAGGCCACTGATATGCTGGTTCCGACGTCGGGTCCTCTGTCCCCGTCGGATTACGCTCAGCAGACCAACGAAATCTTCGCCGCGCTTGCGTCCACTCATTCGGGAACGTCAGCGCCACCGAGTCCCACGACTTGGCAGATGTGGCTGGATACGAGCGGTGCGGTCACTGCTCGTCTTCTCAAGATGTTTGATGGAACCGATTGGATTCTTCTCGGAACCATCAACGCGACGGCGAATACTTTCGTCCCGGAAGGACTTGGCGGATTTCTGCTCTATCCTCTCGGTGGCGGTAACGTTGTCACGGCTCTCACCAATTGGAACTCGTACACCGGAACAGGATTTCTTTACGGATCAGGTATCTCGAATAGCCCGACTGGCTCGTCTGGTGATTGGCTCGTTGTCGCTTCAAGCAACGGCACAGTTCGATTCCAATTGGCGATCGCGGCTTCGGGAACTCTCGCGATTTGGTTCCGAGTGTATATCGGCTCCTGGGGTTCCTGGAAGCGAATCGATCTTGACGCAGCCACGGTAGCTGAATTTCGTACCGGAACCGACATTGCGAAGTTTCTCAACAGTAAGATCTTCTGGGATGCAGGAGCGTACGTAGCTCTGTCGCAGTCGTCTTCTATTGCTCCCAATCTCGCCAACGGAATCAATTTCACTCTCACTCTAAATCAGAACATCACTCTTGCGAATATGACCAATTTGAAGGAAGGTCAGACAGGTTTGATTCGAATCCAGAATGAAGCTGTATCTGGTCTTTATCAGATCACGGCTTATGGAAATCAGTATGTCTGTGCTGATCGAGAATTCCCTGAAATGCCGATCGGTCCTGGTCTGGTCCTTGGAATCGTGTATCATGTGCTCCCCTCGAGCAAGGTGCTTCTGATTCCCCTGTTTGACATCGGAGTGTGATATGTGGGCGATTCTGAAGCCGAATAGCACAGAAGTCCAAGAGATCATCTGGAATCCCAGGACGATCAAGACGGAAGAATTCACCTATCCGAGATCCGTCTGGGTTTCTCGCGATCGGGATTGGCTTTTCAAGAATCTTCGGGCAGTTCCTTTCATCAGAGGAACTCCCGAGCCGCCAACTGTGAATCATAGAGTTTCGAAGACATTCTATCGTTACGATCCACAGCAGAACCAGGTTTATGAGACTTTCGAGTACGAAGAGAATCAAGTGCCGACCATTGGTCTGCATGACACTCTCAACGATGCTCGGGCCTACGGTGGTCGTCTGATCGACGAAAAGGCCGAACAGATTCGTGCTCGATTCATCACTCCTGGATCAGGGCAGGCTCTCAGTTATATGATGAAGAGAATCAGCGCTGAGGAAGTTCTCAATGCTGATGTGAAGGGAGAATCTGTTGACGCTCCGATGATTGATGTTCTCGTCGGCATCGAAATCAATCCTGAAACGAAGCAGCCCTTCGAGAACAGAGTTGAACTGGCTGCTCATATCGTCGCATCTTCGTTCAAAACGGAGATGATTGAGGCGACTATTGACGCTGCCCGTCGCATCACCAAGATCGCTATCTCGAAGGCAGAAGATCAACCAACTGTCGATCGTCTTGTTCTCCTGGGATATGCTGAGCTCGAAAGAGCATCCAAGGATGCTGAGGCTATTTGATGCGTAACAATCTTCTCATGGCGGCTCGTCAAAAGAAGAAGACGAAGATCGCTGAACTTTTTCCAATCAAAATCAATCGTTCGCTGGTTGCTGGACCGAAAATTCGTGGTGGAAGCGGAGCGAGTGTCTCTCGCTCCTTCACAGGCTCAGGAGTTTCCAGCAAGAAAGGAACTCTCGCCTTCTGGATCAAGTATCCAATTGTTGATGATTTGAACGACGAAGTTACGTATTTCGTTCGCTCGATCTCCATTGGTGATGGAAGCACTCCAGCAAGAGGTGTTTACGTTGGAGCCGCCCCTGGTTCATCCCAGGGACTCTTCTTTCAATTCGTCCAGCCGTTCGGTTCCGGTAACGGAACGTTCTACGTCAAACACAATCTGAATCTCGCTGGAGGAAGAAGCGAGTGGTTTCACTTGGCAGTTACGTGGGATACGACCTCTGGTACATCGTCTCAGAGAATGAGAATGTACGTCAATGGAGTCGAAATCTACGATGCAGCGAGAAACAATCCAGCACTAGATTATTCGACTAGATTTGCTCTGTCAGATTCCATAGTCTATATTGGATATCCAGGAGAGCAGGCTCCAGGTATCTTCAATATCGCCGATTTCTATTACATCGATGGACAGGTGATCGCTCCTACTGAATTTGTTCAGTGGGATTCTCTTGATGGTATCTTGAAACCGAAGAGATACACTGTTCCGATTGCAGGAAATTCCTTCTATCTGAATTTCGAAGGAACCACGACTACGGAAGTGGCTCAAGATAAGAGTGGAAATGGACAGAATTTCACTCCGAACAATCTTTCGATCGGAAGCGCCTTTTCCACTCAACTGAGCTCGGATTCCCCCACCAATAGATTTCCGGTGTTTCTCGAATCGATCTCGGGAAATGAATGGTCTGACAATGACAACTTCAGCCTCGGAGGTCGCGCTCTCAGGGTTCCCGCAGATTCGAATTCGCGCGCCTATGTGACATCTCTACCAGTTCCTATTGAAAGAGGAACTTGGTATTTCGAAATGAAAGTGATCGCTGGAGGAAGTCAACTCGCTGTCGGGCTTGGCGATTTCACTCCTACCCTTGGTTCAATTCAGAACATCCATACGGATGGAAACTATGTGACCCAGGGACAGCATTGGCTCTATTCTTCAGATGCCTTCAAGCTGGGACCCGGAGGAGCTTCCACTTCCTATGGAGCGACCTGGACGGCGGGAGATGTTATCGGATGCGTGATTAACAAGTCCAGCGCCACAAGTCTCACGATCACATTTACGAAGAATGGAGTTTCTCAGGGCACAGCTTTCACTCTGACAGGAACTGAGATTCCTCATCCGGAAATCCTCGGTCTCTATATTGTTCTGACCGCGAAGACCACTCGCAGTGGTACGTCTGATGTCGAATTCAATTTCGGTCAGATGGAATCCTTCGCTTACGCTTCTCCTGATCCTACCGCGCTCCCGATGAGCACGGCGAATTTCGATGTCCCGGAATTCCCTTCGTTGAAATTCTACAACGATATGGTCCGTCTCATCGGAAACGGATCGATGCCTCGTACAGTGAAGACCTGGTACAGTGTTCCTCAGTCGAGAGGAAATCCATGGTCTCTGGTGACGATGGATACTGGTGTCGATCATATCAAGTGGTGGTGGGATAGTGTAGACAACGGAGCTCTCGGTTGGTTCCTGGGGGCCACGACTTTCGCTACTCAGGCCGGCATCGCTGGGTCACCGACTGGAGGCGCTACCGATACTCGAATTTATGATTTCCTCGCAGACGGTGTTCGTCTTGGGAATCAGGTGGATACGAACGCCAACGGCGATCGCTACATGCACTTTTTCCTGGAGATGAATCCTGAGATCGGCTTCAAGAGAGTCACCTACACCGGAAATGGAAGTGGATCAGCCCGAGCTATTGCTCATGGTCTCGGGATGGTTCCGTACTGTATTCTCGTTCGTCGTTTGGACGGTACTGGTCGGACTACTCACTGGTTCCTCTATCCCAAGGGAACTGCCGAGAGTTACGAATTCACTGCTCCTGGTGGATCGTATGGTTCTCGAAATATGTGGGGATCGCTTCCGACTACAACCGACTTCTATGTCCGAGATAATGGAGCTGCCGAAAGTATTAACGCGAGCGGTGGTTCGTACGTTGCTTACCTCTTCGCCCCCAACAAGCGAGCGATGGCTGTTGGATCGTATATTGGTCAGACGAAACCTATCTATTGTCACTGTGGCTTCAAGCCTCTTGTTGTGTTCATCCTGAACAAGAGCACGGGAAAGCAGTACGTCTATTCTCCCGGAAGAATCACAGAGGGATTTCATCTTCAATCTAACTTTTCAGTGCCCGAAGTTTCGACTGGAGTGAGCCCATCGTTTGAAATTGCTGGATTCAAGGTTCACGGTAATAGCTCCACTCAAATCAATACAGCCGGCCAGGATCATATTTGGTTCGCAATCGCAGGAGAGCATAGCTCTCTAGCCCTGGGATACGTGGACCAGCCCTCCGTCGGATCTCCACGGTAATCCTTCTTGTCAGGAGTGGAATTGACGGCTATCCTGGCCGAGGCGTCTATGGGTGTCTGTAGACACATGAGGGGGCCATGGAAAATCATGTTCTCATTGCAGTGGCCCGACTCGAAGAGAGATTGGTCAATGCCCAGAAGAATCAGGACGATTTTCATGCTCAGGTGCAGAGAACTCTCGACGAGCTGAAAATCCAGGTCGCTCGTGGCGCTGACGAGATGAGGGCTAACTTCAAAGCTCAGGAAGAAGATCTCAAAGCACAGCTCGAAGACATTCGGACGAAGTACACTCTTCTCAGTCGTTTTACTCTCGTGGAACGGCTTGTCTTCGGTATGGTAGCTGTCGTTCTCGCGACAGTTCTTGGTGCGATTCTGGCCGGAGCAATCCCAATTCTCTGAGTCTCTCTGAGGAAGATTTTCCGAGACGAGTCCTCTTGACCCAGGGACTTCTCATTCCCGAGGATGCAACTCCTGGGAAGAACATCATTGTGACCAAGGGACTCTTTTACTGCAATTTTTGGCAGAAGTACCTTCTAGGTATTAACGTAGAGTTCCCTGACGTTATCATTGACGTGACTGATGACTCGATCGTGACAGGGGATTCCGGTGATTCAGATCACAACTGATCTTCTCAAGAAAATCGCTCCCACCTCCGGGAAGGCAGTGGCGAAGAGAGATCGTATTCTGGAACTGATTGTTCCTGCTCTGAATTTGTATCTTCCTCAGTATGGAATCACAACTCGTCTTCGCGTCTGTCATTTCCTTGCTCAGGCGGCTCACGAGACGATGGGGTTCCAGACCCTTGACGAGCTCGGTGGGGACGCTTATTTCAACGAACATTACGATACACGAACCGACCTGGGGAACACTGCCGCTCGTGATGGAGATGGAGCTCTCTATCATGGCCGGGGCATCTTCCAGTTGACAGGAAAGAGCAACTACGAAATCTTTGGCGCTCGTATCGGAAAGGATCTCGTCAATCATCCTGAGATTGCCGAAGACGGTCCTACGTCTGTTCTCTTGGCCTGTCTTTACTGGACAGATCGGAAGATCAATCAGTGGGCTGATGCGAACAATCTCGCGAAAGTCACTCTGAAAATCAATGGTGGCGACAATGGAATCGACAGCAGACGAACTTATCTGAATCGCTGCTTCGACTACATCGTTGATGATGGAACTGTCGTTCCAACTCCGGTCACGCAACCACCCTTCATCCCTCCGATTCCTGGTCGGAAACCTCCGATCCCAGGAACTACGACAACCCCCATCTACATCCCTTCCACTCCCGTAGAACCGAAGAGTGCCTGGACTCGTTTCTGGGAGGCTGTCGCGAAGTTCATCCTGTCTCTGAAAGGAAGTTCGAATGGATCCGGTCGCCACGACAATTGACCTGACTCCACTTCTCCAGGCTGTTGTCTCTCTCGCTGTTGTTCTTCTTACGGCTCTTGGTGGCTGGGCGCTGAAGCATCTGACCGACAAGCTCGGCCTGGACAAGGACAGCAAGGTTCGTCAGAACATCTACGACGTCTTTGAGAAAGGACTCGCCTACGCGGCTCAGAAGGCCGTGGAGAAGGGTCAGGACTTCACCAAGATCGAGGTGAAGAACCAGATGATCGCTGAAGCTGCTCAGTATGTCATCCCGAAGATTCCGGATGGTCTGGCCTACTTCAACATCACCCCGAAAGCTCTTGAGCAGATGCTGGAAGCTCGTCTAGGTACGGCAAATCTTGAGGTGAATCGCGCGGCCATCGGCAACGTGAACGCCGCACCGACGAATCTTCCGGAAATCCCTGCTCCGCCGCCGGCCCCGCCCGTGACGAATATCACGGATTCGACGGTGACAATAGAAGCAACACCCGCGCCCGTTCCTGAGGCAACTCAGTGATAGGTTCGATTGTTTCTGCTCTGATCTCAGGACTCCTGGGTTTCATCGGAGATTACCTCAAGGATCTTCGACGAGAGCGAGATCTCAAAGACCTGGGATACACCCAAGCAGAAAGAGATGCAGCCAATGAAGGTCTCAAGCGTGCTGAAAGAGCCAATGAGATTCGTGCTGGGAATCTCGTTCCCGGTGCTGCTGAGCGGTTGCGCACTTCTCAGTGGAACAGGGACAGCAAACGCCCCGCCGATCGTGTCGGGGTGTGAGTGGGTCCAGCCCATCATGATCGGAAACGCTGACGTTCTCACCGATCAGACGGCGTCTGAGATCGAGTCTCACAATCAGCTTTGGTCCGAAAACTGCGCGCCTAAGCCCGCAGTGCTAGAGACCCCTCCCACGCCCTAGCGCGTGTCCAGAATTGCCTCGCGCGCGTGCGCGGGGGTACCAGTGGCGGCCGGGCCGCTTGACTGCTCTAGAGCAAGCCAAGCGGCCCGATGCTTATGGACGAGCTAGCTCGACCTTGATGGCAGGACAGAAATCCGCGTGAGCCATCCACCATTCCACGATTTCTCCAGGCTGATCGAAGATACGAGCCTTTTCGAAATCACTGGTCCATTCGCCGTTGTCGTCAAGGAACTTGTCGGTATCCGGATTCACCGGGCTCATCGAAGATACGAGCCTTCTCGAAATCACTGGTCCATTCGCCATTGTCGTCAAGGAACTTGTCGGTATCCGGATTCACTGCGACGCACTTCAAAGCTGTCCTCCTGGGATGTTCAATGCTTTATAGTATATAGGTAGCGACTTCTCCCCAAATCACAGGAAAGTGGTTCTTGCTTGCGCGAGATCCTCAGCCTGCTAAACTGAGCATTCCTCATTGTGGATAGAGTCATGCCGCTGCTCGTTGGTCAGATTGAGAAGTCGAAGACTGTCTACGGTACGGTCACTGGTCAAAAATCTCCTCGTCTTTATGACACAGCTCGTTCTATGCCTGGGAAGAAGAAATGGGTGGACAACGTCCTCTACTTCGAACTCAGCGGTGCGAATATCGAATTTCTGAGATCTCGTCATCCTGAAGCGACTTGGACTCCAGAGATGGAGAGTCGATACCAGGAGATCGTGAATACGAGAGCTCTCGAGCAATCTGTTCGAGAAGCCAAGATGAATGGTATCAATTTCATTGAGAATTTCCCTTTCAAGCTTCCACCTTTCAAGCACCAGAAGGAAGCGTTTTCTCTTTCTGGGACGAAGCCGTATTTCGGCTATTTCATGGAGATGGGAACCGGCAAGACTAAGGTCACGATCGACAACGCTGCCCTCCTGATTTCTGAAGGTCTTATCGATACTATTCTCATCGTCGCCCCAAACGGAGTCCATGCTCAGTGGGTGAACGAACAGATTCCAGAGCACATGCCGGCATTCGTTAACTACGTGTCGTTCAAGTATTTCTCGGGATGTGACAAAGGGAAGAAGAACCAGGAAGCTCTTGAGGCCTTCTGGGAATCCGATAAGATTCGAGTTCTCGCTATGAACGTGGAATCCTTCTCCCACGATAGCGGTGTAGAATTCGCTTCCAAGTTCATTCGTTCTGGTACAACTTTGATGATCGTGGATGAGTCATCCAAGATCAAGAACATTGGATCGAAGAGAACCAAGAATATTCTGAAGCTGAGAGACATGGCTCCCTTCAGGCGTGCTCTATCTGGGACCCCCGTGACCCAGGGAGTCGAAGATCTCTACGCTCAGCTTCTCTTCCTCCACGAAGACATTCTGGGTCACTCGAGTTTCTACACATTCCGCAATGAATTCTGCGTCATGGGCGGGTATGAGAACAAGGAGATTGTAGGATACAGGAATCTTGAGGGTCTCCAGCAGAGACTCGATGGACATACGATTCGCGTTCTCAAGGAAGACTGCCTCGACCTTCCGGAAAAGATGTTCGTCAATCGTGAAGTAGAGATGACTGAAGAACAAGCTCGTCTCTACAGTGAATTGAAGAAACACTTCATTGCTGAAATTTCAGAGAACCAGTCGGTTGAGGCTCCTCTGGCTGTTGTTCGTCTTCTTCGTCTCCAGGAGATTCTTTCCGGGTACACGAAAGATGAGACTGGTCTGATTCACGAGATTCCGAACAATCGTATTGATGATCTCATTGAGGTCATTGAAGAAGTCCCTGGGAAAGTCATCGTCTGGGCTCGTTTCAAATACGACGCTCAAATGATTGGCCAGCGTCTTGAGAAAGAGGGAATCGAATTTGCTCTGTACGGAGGATCTGTTCCTGCAGAGAAGAGACCAGCCGTTATTCAGCGATTCAGAGAAGATCCGAAGTGCAAGGTCTTTCTTACGAACACTCAGATGGGTGGAACTGGTCTCAATCTCACTTGTGCGAGCACGGCGGTCTATTACAACCTCGATTTCAATCTTGAGAATTTCCTTCAGAGTCAGGATCGTATCCATAGGATCGGTGCGACTCAGAAATGCACCTATGTTCTTCTTCAGGCTCGCGGGACTCTTGATGTGAAGATCGCCTCGGCTCTAAAGTCGAAGAAAGATCTTGCCACGATGGTTCTGGACATTAGAGACTACATCTGATTCCTCTTCCGTGTGGCGCTGAGATAATCGCCGCGGTATGATGTTCACACAACAAAGGACATGCCTATGACGGAAATCGACCTGACTGAAGACGCCGATGAGCGTCGACCAATTGATACCACTGACGCAGCCCAGATCGGTATCCTGTGCGAAGAATATCTGAAGCTCGAGAGAGAAATCACCATTCTCGAGGAAAGGATCGCCAAGCGCAAGGAGCGGATGAGCCGTCTTGAACTGGAATTCATTCCTGAATCCATGCGAGCGGCGAATACTTCTGAGTTCAAGCTGTACGATGGAAGCAAGGTGGAGGTCAAACCCTTCATCAAGCTCGGTATCGTCGAGGAGAAGAAACCGGAAGCCTTCAAGTGGTTCCGGGCGAACAACTTCGGCGACATCATCAAGCGGAACGTTTCGGTTGCTCTCGGGAAAGGTCAGGACAAGGTCGCCACCGAGGTCTTTGACATCCTGACCAAGATGAAACTCAATCCTGTCGATCAGGAGAACGTCCACTGGCAGACGCTTCAGGCGTTCGGCAAGGAGCAGCTCGCCAAGGGTGTTCAGTTCCCGGAGGAAATCTTCTCTGTCTTCTCTGGGATGAAGGCGAAGATCAAGGTCCCCAAGGACAAGTAAATCCTGGGGCACAAGATCCTCCGGTAAGGCAAATCCATGAACAAATAGGACTTGCATTGCCGGTCGATTCGTAGCAATATACAGTCCTTCAGACGGGAGCCAATGATGGCCAAAGCAGCGGCGGAAGCCGTGGTTGATGAAAAGGTGACGGAGCCCGTCGCCGAAGAGAAGAAGGAGGTCGTCGAAGCGCCGTCTGCTTCAACGGCAGTCGTTCCGATGAGTGTGTCGATGGACATGCTCATGGAAGACGAAGGTCAGGGTCTCGAGAACGTCGGTATCGCCGATGTTATGGTCCCGTACCTTTCGGTCCTTCAGAACACCAGTCCCCAGGTGAAAAAGAAAGACGCTGCGTACGTGGAAGGTGCCGAAGAGGGCATGTTCTACAACACGGCGTCTGGTGTTCTCTACGATGGTGACAAGGGTGTCATCCTCGTTCCGGCGCATTTCATTCGTCGTCATGTCGAATGGATTCCCCGCGACAAGGGTGGCGGTCTGGTCGCCGACTATGGGAAGGACTCCTCCGTTCTTGCTCGTTGCGAGCAGGTCGGGGCGCGTTACGTCACCAAGGACGGCAATGAGATCGTCGTCTCTGGGACACACTACGTCTTCATCGTCAATCCGGAAACCGGTCAGTTCGAGAGAGCGATCTTCTCTCTGTCCGGTACCCAGATGAAGAAGTCCAGGAAGTGGATCAACGCTCTGGAGTCTCTCCAGTGGCCGAGACCCAATGGACAAGGGACGTTCAAGCCTGCATCGTTTGCGAGCTCGTTCCACGTCACCACGGTGCCTGAGTCCAACAAGAAGGGCGACTGGATGGGGGTCAAGATTGTCCCCTTCAAACCCACCCTTCAGCTTCCCAACGGCAATGAGATCTATCTCAAGGCCCGGGAATTCAAGAAGTCCATCGAGGCCGGCGAGATCAAAATCGCCGAACCCGAGCAGCACAGCGACAGCGGTTCGGAAGACGATCCTCCGTTCTGATCTGACTCGCCACCACAAAACATCAAGAGAGAATCATGGCAGATACCACCGAAGCCCCGAAGACCGAAGAGACCAAGGCGGCCGAGACGCCGAAGACTCCGGCGCCGACCTACAACTACTGGATCGGTTCGAAGCACTCGGACGAGGGCACGGCGCTCAACTTCGTGATGAAGCACGTCGTCGCCAATCCGGGTGTGTCCCACGAGACGCTGAAGCAGGCAGTCATCGCGGGCTACTCGCGCAAGACCGGCGCCCCGGTCACTCCGGTCTATGTCCAGTCGCTGATTCGCTACGCCGTGAAGAACGGCAACCTCGTCGAGCGCGCCGAGGCGGCCGGTCCGGGTCTCCCGACCAAGCCCGTCAAGGAATCGGCGCCGGGGACCACGACCGCTTCGGGCGAGACGAAGCCGGCTGAGCCGGTCGCGTCGGAGTCCGGCCAGGAAGTCCTCAAGGCCCTCGAGGGCAAGACGGGTCCGTTCACCCGTGACGAGATCGCGACGCACACCGGCAAGAAGGTCGTCGCGATCACCCGTACGCTGATGAAGCTCGTCAAGGACGGCTTCCTCATCGAGACGAAGGAGGGCGAGGTCACCAAGTACAGCGTCGCTCCGTCGAAGACGGGTGCTCCGGCGACCACCGAGGGTACGGCAGCGACCGAGGCCATCTCGCCGCCGGAGACGACCGGCGTCGTGACCGATGGGACCGAGACGGCCGGCACCGACGCCAGCGAGTAAGTTCTCGCTCGTTTCTATCAGACCCCGCCGAGAGACCCTCGGCGGGGTCTTTTACTTTGGAGGATCGCTTGGATCAGGTTGTGTTCGACAAAGATATGCTCGATACGGCGATCTACTATTTCAATGAACGGGAACGAATTCGACAGAAGAAGGAAGAAGGAGAGAAGTGGCCCTGGACCAAAGATCCAATCCTCCAGCAGTTCTCGTTCACGAACATCCTGCGTGAACACGACCGAACCTCCTCCTGGGCCAATCAGAACTGGTATGCTCCGCACTATGAAGCAGATCCAGCTGTTCAGCTTTTCAACTGCGGCGTGTTCCGCTATTTCGGTACGATCGAATTTGCCGAAGATCTCGGTTGGCAGGACAAGTTCGATCCGGACTATATCATCGGCACTGCTGATGAGAGAATGAAATACAAGAAGAAGGTCTTCACCGGGGCCTATGTCATTACGAACCAAGGGATCGCGAGACCGAAACAAGAAGTGGTCACAGAGATTTTCCTGAAGGGTCTCTGGGAATCGCGCCATGCTATACTTAGTGCATACAATCGTTCCCACAAATGGGAAGACGCTGCGCGTGTTCTGATGGGAGTTGCCGGATTCGGCGGATCTGGATTCATGGCCAAAGAGGTATTGCAGGACGCAATGTTCACAGCGGCAATGCCTCGGAACGAGGTTATCGATCGTATGTCCTGGAGTCCTGTTGGGCCAGGAGCCCAGAGAGGACTGAACCGTCTACAGGCTCGACCGCTTGATCAGAGGGTTCGAGAAGCCGATGGTATTCGGCAAATGAAGCATCTACAGTCTTGGCTTGTGGATGCGGCTGAACCTCACATGAGCATTGTTCTGGATCGGTTCGATCTCCACGCCGTCCAGTTCATCTGCTGTGAAATCGACAAGTACGTTCGCGTACGCAACGGCGAGGGACGTCCACGACAGACGTATCGCCAGGGAAGACACGCATGAAGATCCTTATCGCCTGCTACCAGATGATGGACCTCGGTGGTATCGTCGGGGACCTGGAAGCTCTGTATCAGGGTCTCACGACCCTGGGTCACGAAGTGGAGGTTCGTCAGCTTTGCTGGCGCACAACGATTGGTTCCCAGAGAATCGATACGACTGGGATGATCAAGGGGAGCTTTGGTCTCTGGCATGATCAGACTGGATGGGTTTGGGACCAGGTACATCGGATTCCCTACAAGGGTCCCGAGAATATCAGCCGGTGGAAAGAATTTGCCAACGGATTTGATGCGGTCATCTGGCATCTTCCCGTGCCGTCACAGAACAACGAGAATGAGGGAAATAGCGATTGGCTGGAACTGTATGAGATCTCTCCAGCACAGATCGCGTATGTCCATGACGGGAACCTTCACGAGGGTTATCCGTGGGTCTATGCTATCCAGAATCGAATCAAAGCATTCGTCGCGACTCAGGGAGCTGCCTATGGAAGTCTCGCGCAGGTTCCGAATCGGTCGTATCTGGTGATGTCGGGCCAGGTCGATATCGAGAATCGGAAGAGGATGCGCGAGCCTCGCTGGGAAGATAGACTCCCTGGGTTCTATGCGAATTTCACGGCGAAGGGATGGAAGCATCTCGCAGATCTGGTGAGAGCAGTTCCTCACATGAATGCGTATCCGAAGATCTATGCGGGAAACGGCATCGATCTCAGATACATGCGATCCCCCGACAAGTGTCCTCCCAAGTATTTCGCAAGCGAACAATACGATCCTGATATGAAGCCCGAGTGGAAGGGCAAGAAGATCTGGGACTTGGCGCTGGAACACAAGCTCCAGCATCGCGACTACGTTCATCCCCAGGAGCGAGACAATCTGATGTCTCGTATGAGAGTCCATATCGATCCTTCGTGGTCCAAGAAGTATGCGAGGTTCGGTGGACATTGGAATCGCACGACCGTCGATTCCATGATTGTCGGTACGATTCCTATCGCACGGAATCTCGGTATCGCCACGAATGAAGAAGGTTACGGGGATATCTTCAATCCCGGCGTGAACTACTTCATGATTCCCTGGAATACGACGCCCAAGCAGTTCGCAGACGAAGTGCGACGTGCGATCTGTATGTCTACCCAGGAGTACAAGCGATATCTCGAGGAGATGGATCTCATCATTGACACCTGGGACAATGTCAAGGTCGCTGAACGCATCGTGAAGGCGATTACTGGAGATACCAAGAGCGATCTTCCAACCCAGGTGGGTGGATTTAACGAGACTCTATCTCTTCGCGCCGAGGACGTGTGCCGGACCTTCTTTAAGGTCTCTTGGTAGCGCCAAGACCGTCCCAGCCGTACAATAGGTCACACCTACCAAGGGAGCCCAGTGATGGGAGTAGAAAGCGCGTACTCGACACGCAACGTCAACACGGGATTCTTCACACTCTACAATGCGATCCAGAAGGAGGGCCTCCCTTCCGATAGTCGCAACGGTCCGGTGCTTCGCTGGCCGACTCCGATCATCGTGACCTACGAGAATCCCTGTGAACGAGTTCTCTTCGACGAGACTCGAGATCACAACTACTTCTTCGCATTCTTTGAGTCTCTCTGGATGCTCGCAGGTCGGGACGATCTGGAGTTCCTGAGTCTCTTCAACAAGAATATGGCGAACTACTCGGATGACGGGAAGCTCATTCGTGGTTCGGCGTATGGACGGAGATGGAGAGACTGGTTCGGCTACGATCAAATTTCACACGTCATCCATGAGCTCCAGGACAATCCCACTTCTCGTCGCTGTGTTCTGACGATGTGGGATGCGACGAGCGATCCTCTCGTCAGCAGCAAAGACATCCCCTGCAATACTCAGGCGTATGTCGAAGTGGACAATTGGGGTGAGGTCAATCTCACTGTCCTGAATCGTTCCAACGATCTTGTGTACGGGATGTTCGGCAGCAACGCTGTCCACTTCAGTTTCCTTCTGGAGTACATCGCAGCAAACCTTGGGCGCAAGGTCGGTGTCTATCATCAATTCTCCAACAATCTCCATCTCTACACTGACTTTCCAATCACGAAGAAGATCGGTCCCCGTGTTGAAGTCGACGATCCGTATTCAGATGGACGAGTGTCGACATTCCCTATGTTCCGGAGAGGAGATGAAGATGAGCTCCGGGACTGGGATATCGATCTTCAGCGGAGTTTCGATCTCTCCTGGGGCAAGTTCGAAACGGAATTCTTCTGCGAAGTTGTGCATCCCATGAGAGAGACGCATCGACTTTATCGTATGAAGAAATACGATGAAGCTCTCGCAACATGCGAGAAAATCAAGGCCACCGACATTCGCTACAATGCGAGGGAGTGGCTCAACAGAAGGATCACGAAACGGTGAAACTCGTCACTATCTGGAAGACCGCTCGGACTCGTCGCTATCACACGGAGCCGACGGATCAGGGTGGACAGAACGTCGCCGACCATACGTTCGGCACGATGCTGATTATGAACTATCTCTGGCCGTACGCCAGGAAGGAAGTCTTCATCTTCCTGATGACTCATGATCTTCCTGAATCCTTCACGGGTGATTCGCCGGCTCCCGCCAAGCGGAAGAACCCGAAGCTCTGGGCTCTCTTGAACGAAATGGAGGAAGACTGGCTGCACGAAAATGAAATCGAAGTCCCTGAGTTGGATGATCTTGAGCACATCCAGGTTCATGTCTGTGATGGACTCGAGGCTCTCCTCTACAGTGCGCATCAGGTTGCTCAGGGCAACCGTCTGTTTGGCGCGATGGTAGCTCGAGCGCTAAAATACGTTGGCGCAGAGGCCGACAAGCTCCATGAGAGTGACGCTTCTCGCATTCGAGTCATTTTGCAGGAAGCGAAACACTATGCTGACACAGCAATCGAGTGAGACACTCGAGAAGTTCCCGTATCTGACGTATCTCCCTCTTACTGCGGAAGCTGACGTCGAACAGCTTCTGCAGAAGGAAATCGCCTACGGTGGGTCCTGGATCAAGCGCGGCGGTATCGGTGCGTTTATGATGCTGGCTCGGAAGTGGGATCGTATCGAGACTCAGGTCAGCGGGACGGCAGGTGTCGACAAGTACGACATCGTCGGTGCGATTCTGAAGAATCCGGACCCAGGCGGGATTCTGGATGACATCGGCGATCTCCGTCGATATCTGGCTCTCGTGGAAGCGTACGCTCACACGAAGCTCCATGGTCCTTCCAGCGCCGGGGCTGAGATCCTGAAGGCTGGTGAGTGGGAAGAGAGACCTGCTCACGCGGCAACCCATTCGCTTCCTTGGCAAATTGCCGAGAGAGCGAAAGTTTCCGCCGGTGGAGATTCTCAGTCAGACCATGTTGACGGGATGGCTCAACCATTCGGTTTCGACGCATCAACTGATAGCGCGCCTGAATTTGAGGCGACGCACCAGTAGGAGTCAGACATGCTCTCGCTTCCGGAACTCAAAGGCCCGTTCGCACTTGACTTGGAAACCAAAGACGGAGGCTTGCAGCATGATCGAGGGCCGGGGTGGGCCTACCCCGGTCATCCTCAGTGGGATGGTTTCATTGCTGGATTTGCGATCGCCAATGAGCAATATCCCAGCGGTCTCTATATTCCAATTCGACATCAAGGCGGAGACAACTACGATGAGCAGCAGACTCTGAGATGGATGAGAGCGGCGGTCAAGCAGGCTCCGTACATCGTAGTCGGTAACGCTCAATACGAAACAGGCTGGTGTTCCCGTGATGATATCGATCTCACTCAGACCCGTATCCATGATGTCCTGATTCAAGCGCCTCTCATCTGGGAACACGATTACAACTACAGTCTGGATGAGGTCGCATACAAGTATCTCGGTATTCGAAAGAACGAAGCTGATCTTCGAGCAGCCATCACCAAAGAGCTTGGAATCACCAAGTTCACAAAGAGTGGCGCGGAAGATAAGGTGAACATCTGGCGTCTCTCCGGTAAGGGAGCGTCTCCTTACGGTACGACAGATGGTGTTCTGACCTGGGGTCTCTTCAAGAAACTCCAGGATATGATTGTCGAACAGGAACTCGAGCAGGTCTACGATCTCGAGTGCGGTATGATTCCTCTCCTGGTATCCATGCGTCGCCAGGGCGTACGAGTAGATCTCAATAAGGCTGAGAAGCTCGAAAAAGAATTCCAGGAGATTGAAGACAATATCATTGCGGAGCTGAAGTGGAGAACTGGCTTCACTCTGGTTCCCAGTGATCCCAAGTCGGCAGGTCCCATTCTTCGCGAAGCTGGTATCATTCCTCCGAAGACAGCAAAGACCGGCAAGGACAGTATTACGAAGGGATGGCTCGATTCTCTTGGGGCAGAGGCCGGTCAGCTTCCCGGTCTCATCAACAAGTGTCGGAAGTATTGGAAGGCGAGAACTACTTTCATCCGAGATTTCATCTACGATTTTGAATATCTAGGTCGAGTTCACAGTGAACTGAATTCTGTCAAGGGAGAAGCTGGAGGTACGATCGGGGGTAGATTCTCTAGCAAGAATCCCAACCTTCAGCAGATTCCTTCTCGTGACAAGGACATCGGACCCAAGGTCCGGAGCATGTATCTCCCGGAAGAGGGAGAGCAATGGGCGGCAGTTGACTTCTCGTCCCAGGAGCCACGTCTCACAGTTCACTTTGCTGCTCTAGCGAACGTTCGAGGCGGACGAGAAGCGAAGCAGAAGTATATTGACAATCCTCGCATCGACTATCATCAGATGGTCGCTGATATGTGCGGAATTTCCAGAAAGGAAGCGAAGACCATTAATCTTGGCTTGGCCTACGGGATGGGAGGAGTTAAGCTCTGTAAATCCCTGGGTCTCCCCACGGCGTGGAAGAGAAAGCCCAACGGTCAATTGATCGAAGTCGCCGGTCCGGAAGGTCAGGCTCTTATCGACAAGTATCATGAGAATGCTCCGTTCGTTCGAGGTCTTATGAGAAAGGCCGAGGACCGAGCCAAGAAGATGGGATACGTCCGTACCATCCTGGGTCGTCGTTGCCGCTTCCCGAAAATCGAAGGTGAATTCGGTCAATTCGACTGGGTCCACAAGGCAATGAATCGCATCATCCAGGGTTCGGCTGCCGATTTCACCAAGAAAGCTATGCTCGATCTCTGGCAGGTGGGTGTCCAGCCTCTGGTTTCCGTTCATGACGAACTTGGCTTCTCTGTGAAGAGCAAGGAGGAAGCTGAGAAATATGCGAAGATCATGTGTGATGCAATTGAACTTGAGATTCCCATGATCTCGGATATTGAGATCGGCATCAATTGGGGATCGTCTATGCTCGGGATGGATATCTGATGAAAGCAAGAGATCTGGGAATCAAAGGGACGCCCTGCACTTGTGAGAGCGAGTGTGTTCGTGGTGTCCCTCAGCATCACTGTGTTCAATTCGCTGCTCGAACAATGAAGATGGTCGTTCGAGTTTGTGACACATGCCGCGGAAATCGTTGGCATGGTAACGGTCGTTGTCTCCACTGCGAAGGATACAAGAATGAAGGTTTTCCGAATGTCCCCGCGAGCCCGCCTCCCGGAGAGATCATCTGAGGGAGCAGTCGGCTACGATCTCTTTGTCTGTCTTCCCGAAGACCGTGAATTCATGGTTATTCATCCCGGGAAGGCTGAGCTCGTTCCGACCGGTCTGAAGATCGACCTGGGGTGGCATTGGGCGAAGATCGAGTCTCGCTCGGGTCTTGCTCTGAAGAGCGGAGTCTCCGTCCCCTGTGGAGTGATCGACCCAGACTATCGCGGCGAATGGGGAGTCGTCATCCGGAACAACGGCCCCCTCCCCCTCAGCTTCAAGCACGGCGACAAGGTTGCGCAATTTGTGCTGATGTCGCCACATTTCAGCGATGTCAAGGAAGTGGACTCGGAGGACAAGCTGACTTCCACCAAGAGAGGCGGCGGTGGTTTCGGGAGCAGTGGATCGTGAGACATCTCACCGATCAGCAGGTCGTCGTCGATGGGGAGCTCGTATTCCGAGCTTCCTACTCGGCTGGAAGACATTTCGTCACAACGAAGGGAGTTCCCTCGGGCGGCATCTTTCTCTTCATGAAGGCTCTCAGGGCCATCATCAACCACGAACCGTGCGGGAACGTCTTGGTTGCCTGGGATACGGTGCCGTCCTGGCGACACGAAGTCTTCCCAGACTACAAGGGAACCAGGAACTACACTCCTGACCCAGGGAGAAGTGAACAACGCAAGATCATCAAGGACATTCTGTCCTTGCTTGACATCCAGCAGCTTCGTGCTCCAAAACACGAGGCCGACGACATCGCCTCCTGGGTTGCCGGCGTTTCCAAATTGACGACGAAGTTCGTCACCACGGATGCAGATTGGCTTCAGCTCGTTCGAGGAACCGATCGAACCTTCTTCGATTTCAAGAGCAAGAAGAAGATCGATATTCACAACTTCGCCAAGGAGACCGAGTACCACGACCCAACTCTGGTTGCTCCTGCGAAGGCTATCCTTGGTGATGTCGGTGACAATGTCCCGGGCGCTGATGGAATCGGCATCAGGACAGCGATGAAGTATCTCAAGGGAGAACCTGTATCTCCTCATGCTCGAGGTCTCATTGAAGCCTGGATGAAGAATCCTGAAGGCTACGAGAGATCTCTCCGTCTCGTGGACCTCACGAAGTATCATCGTGAGGAGATGGGAGGTGATACGATCGACCAGGTCCCAGAGGACACGAAGAAATGGGACCCGAAAGCAGTCACTGATTTCTTCGTCGATTTCGAATTCAATTCTCTTCTGAAGGATTTCTCCTTCTTTGATGATTTCCGCATCGAGAGATGAAGGAGATTATTGAACAGGCCCAGAGTCATATTACCAGAGCATATCAGACTCTGGGCCTGTTCTTATTGAAATCGCGTATTAACCCAGAGGATCTCAAAGCTGCTATAGTGGAAGTGCAGTCTGCAGAGCAATGTCTGCAGGAGATTCAATCTCGGGTGAAGAAGTGAACGTCGATTTCTGCTATACCGCGAAGGGAAACCGGAACTCCAACGGAAATCAGATCCTGGAGTGGTACTCCTGGGGTCGCTCGCTGAGAGAAATCTCGGCGCTCTGCAAGAAGAAATGGGGCCGGGACTTCTCTTATCAGTCGGTACGACGCTTCCTCATTAACGAAGGCGTCTATCTTCCAGACGAAAAGCGTCGCCAAACTGCCATCGCTACGCGGGCGAGTGTTACACCACGTAACACCGACGCGTAGCGGTGGCTCCCTACTGGTCGTGCATGGGGCCGCTGCCCTACCCTAGCCGGGTGGCGCAAGGGGCAAGGTAGAGCATTTGTGGTGTGGCGACAGTGTCTCAAGCCTTTGGCACGCCTAGCATTTTGCCCCATGTGCTTTACGATGTCTTTTTTCTACATGGAGCCATCATGCAGACCTTCCTTCCCATGGAGAGCTTCTCTGAGTCGCTCGAATGCCTGGACTATCAGCGTCTAGGAAAACAGAGACTGGAAGCTGATTGGCTGATACGAACCCTAGAGGAAAACGGACCTCGTCGCCATCATCCAGCAGCCAAGATGTGGGAAGGTCACGTTGCGTGGCTTATTGACTACTACAATGAAACATTGACTCAATGGATTTCTCGCGGTTACAAGAATACGATGGAATTCCGACCGAAACGAGCCTTCCTAGGTGAGAAGCCGTGGTGGCTGGGATATCAACCTTTTCATGACTCTCACAAGTCCAATCTTCTGAGAAAGAAGCCAGGATTCTACGGAATCTATCTCTGGGGCGGTATGTCCCCTGATCTAGAGTACATCTGGCCGCATCCTACCGAACGGAAATACATTCTAGGGAAAGCGAACCGCAATTGGATCGAGGCCCCCTTGCCCTAAGACCGCTTATGCGGTAGGATAAGGTCCTTCACAAGGAGCCGCGCCCGTGGAACATGACGTCGTGCTTGATTCTGCCCCTGTGAGTTCTATTGTCCTCACAGAACGGCAGCAATTCGCACTGGATGATATTCGAGATTGGATGAGTCAGCCATACGACGGGAACCCCTATGTCATTCACGGATTTGCCGGGACGGGCAAGTCTACTCTGATGGGAAAGATTCTCCAAGAAGTCAGTATGCCTGGGCTGGCTCTTATGGCTCCCACGGGCAAGGCGGCGAAGGTTCTGTCCTCGAAGACCGGGAAGAAGGCAACTACGATTCATAAGTTCCTCTACAAGCCCGTGGAGGATGAGCTCTCGGAACTCCAGGAGCAGCTTGGTCAGCTCCATGCCGAACGTGATCATGCTGAACTGGATGACGCCATTGCTCGATATGACGATCTCATCAAGACGGTAGATGCTCGCATCAAAGAACTCACGGATGATGGGGCCGGAGAAGATCTTCGTTTCATGTATAGAGGTCCCAAGGAGGGAACTCAGACCATCGTGGTGGATGAAACCTCGATGGTCGCGGCTGATATCATGGAAGACCTCCTTGAGCTCAATATCCGCATGATTCTCATGGGAGACCCAGGACAGCTCACGCCAGTCAAAGCGAAGGCGGGCTGGGATGGAATGGAACCGAATGTCTTCCTGGACCAAATTGTTCGGACGACGGGTGCCGGCTCTGGTATCAATCTCGCAGCCCAGGCGATTCGCAAAAACAGAGCCTACCACAATGGAGAAGGCTTCCAGATCTTTGATCGGGGTCAGCTCACCTGGGATCAGTATCTAGAAGCTGACCTCGTACTCTGTGGCAGGAACAAGCTACGTCAGGCATTGAACAAGGGTATTCGGAAGAAGCTCGGCTTCACCAGTCCTTATCCGTCTCCTGGGGAGCCTGTGATCTGCCTCGGGAACAACCCGCAGTTCGATATCGTCAACGGCGAAATCCTGACGCTGGTTGAACTTGACAACACCAAGAGACAGATCTGGTCTGGCTGGTTCAGATCAGACGACGACAAAGTCAAGCACATCAAGTTCTGGTCTCCTCTCTTCGAGGATGATCAGGCGCGAACATACGTCCCAGCCGGCATCGCAATGCTCACTCATGCTCGTTGTCTCACCGTCCACAAGGCTCAGGGTTCAGAAGCGAATCGAGTCGTAGTCTGTGATGACTGGACCGGCAGCGATTATGACAAGTGGCTCTATACAGGAGTCACCCGCGGGAAGTCTCATGTGAGTCTCGTGAGGTCAGTGTGACGGAAGCTGATTTCTGGAAACGACTCCAACGTCACCTGGGTCGGAACGCTCAGAGAATTGAGAATAGAGTCGGCGTCGGAATACCCGACATTCTTCTCACATATCCTACAAATCAGATTGTCTTCCTTGAACTCAAGGTCGGCCATTATCTCTGGAACCGATCTCTTGGGTTCAAGGTGACTCTACATGATATTCGACCAGCCCAGAAGATCTGGCATCGCAACTTCGCTGACATAGGAGGCAAGTCTTTCATTCTAGCTGAGTGTCTGGCTTTGGAGGAACGGAAGAGGAAGCTCTTCCTCTTCAAGTCCTATCCTCACAGAAATTGGCCGGGAGACATGGAGGGTATGCTCTTTGATCAGTATCGCGAACTCTTCCCAGACTCCTGGGTTTTCGAAGATGATCTCTCGATATGTTTCCCCGATCTATTGTCAAAAATGATTAGTCCTCTGTAAAATTCTCTTTGTCATAGCGACAAACTGAGAGTACTCTGACGGGATCAAACACGAGGTCCCGATGACTCTGTACTTTGGCTTTGACACCGAAACGACTGGTCTCCGCAAATTCAAGGAGCCGTCGTCCAGTCCCAATCAGCCTGACCTCGTACAGCTTGCCGCGCTGCTCTACGACGAGAAAGAATTCTACGGCGCGATCAATTTGATCGTGATTCCTGAGAGACCGATCGAGCCAGAGGCCGAGAAGACTCATGGAATTTCGATGGAGAAGGCCCAGAAGTTCGGAGTCAGTCGTCGCTCGGCGCTTTCTATTTTTCACAATATGGCGAAGCGAGCTGACTATTACGTCGCACACAATCTCGCGTTCGATCTCGGCATTATGGAAACGGCGTATCATCGAGAGAATCAAGATCCTGCGGCTCTTCTGAGACCCAAGAGATTCTGCACGATGCTTGAGACAACACCTCTTCTCAAGATTCCTTCTCCCCAGATTGCTGGGAAATTCAAGTGGCCTTCCTTGATGGAAGCCTACAAGGCGTACATTGATCCGAATGGATTTGAGGGAGCTCACGACGCGCTGGCTGATGTGAGAGCTTGCGTCTCCATTCATCGGCATCTCATTGCCAATGGACTCGTCGTCCGCTAATAGCGGTTTGCATCTAGTCAAGAACAGGCTTGCGTTATGGCTGACACTGAGAATACAGTTGAGGACGATACTCCTGCTCAGAAGAGAGGGAGGACCAAGAACCCGTCGAAGGGAAAGAATGGTGCCTCGTTCAAGCCCTGGGATCCTCGGCGTCCTGAAGACATCGAGAATGAATATGGGCACCACGAGGACTTCGTTACCGAAGATCAGGAAGCCTTCTGCGCTGAATTCGTCAAGACAGGATCGGCGAATTATGCGTACAAGCATGTCTTTCCAGGTCTCTCGAATCATTCGTACTCAGGGAACTGGATCCGTAGACCATCTATCCGCAAGCGAATCACGGAACTCCAGCAGAAACTCCAGAGAACATCAATGCTCACTCTCCAAGAACATCTTGATGAGCTCGCGAGTCTCCGCGATGAAGCTCGTGCCGCTGGAAGATTTTCGGCCGCTATCACGGCTGAGATTTCTCGTGGTCGAGCTGCTGGACTTTATGTCCAGAGAACTGAGATTAGCGTAGCAAACCTTGAGAGCCTCAGTGCTCAGGAACTTGAGCAGAAGCTCCTAGAGATTGAGAAGCAGCAATCCAATGATCTCCGACTTCTCTCCCACATTGATGGAACAGCAGAAACTGTTGAGAGAGATGCTGAGGAGGAAGAAAGCTAGAGAAACTCTAGCTGCTTTCGCCGAGTATACTCTCCAAGTCACCCCTGCTGCTCACCATCGCGTTATTTGTGACAAGCTGGACGAGGTCGTCGCCGGTAAATGCCGGCGATTGATTATCTGTTCTCCACCGGGTAGCGCGAAATCTACATATACTTCTCTCCTGCTCCCGGCATACTGGATGGCGAAGAATGGAGGACTTGTCCTCTCGGCTTCGCACACTGCCGAACTCGCTGATACTTTCGGAAAGCGTGTTCGTAACCTCGTAACCGATCAGAGGTATCGAAATGTCTTCCCGCAAGTTGTTGTATCGGACGATAACCGGGCGGCCGCTCGCTGGGGAACTCGAGACGGCGCAGAATACTTCGGGATCGGTGTTGGTGGTGGTGTCGCAGGACGAAGGGCCAACCTTCTCCTCATCGATGATCCGTATCGTACCCGAAAGGACGCCCGCTCACCCACAGTTCGACAGTCAGTTCAAGATTGGTTTTTCACGGACGCTTACACACGAATCATTCCCGGCAGTCCTATTATCCTGATTCAGACTCGCTGGCATATGGATGATCTCGCTGGGTACCTTCAACTCAAACAGAGCGAAGGTGGTGAGAAGTGGGACCTTATCAATTTCACTGCTATCTGCGAGACCGACGATCCTAAGGAAGATCCTATCGGTCGTCGCAAGGGAGAGGCTCTGTGGCCTGGATGGCAGCCGATTGAGGACCTGCTCCAGATCAAAGAGAACATGGTCCGCGAGGACTGGAACGCTCTCTATCAGCAGCATCCTTCTGATCCAGAGGGCGAACTCGTCAACCGCTCCTGGATCAAATGGGTCAGAGAAGACAAGATCCCCAAGCGAGAGGAATTCGTCACTGTTGTTGACTCCTGGGATACTGCGACCGCGATCACTGAAAGATCAGCATATTCAGTCTGCTGTAAGATCGGTCGCACCAAAGAGGGGAACTACTATCTTCTTAAGGTCGTACGGAAGAAAGTCCCCTACCATGAGCTCGTGGTTCTCGTCAGAGACACTTACTTTGATGAGGACTACCCTGCGAACAAGGTCTACATTGAGAATAAGGGAACGGGACAATCCCTGATCCAGGCTTTCCGTGCGAGAAGTCCTCTCAACGTTATTCCAATCACCCCGGAGCGTGAAGGCGGTAAGGAGTTTCGATTTGAGATCGTCACTGATGTTCTACAGGCCGGACGATTCTACGGTCCGGCCAATGCAAAGTGGAAGAGTGACTTCGAAGACGAAATCTATACGTTCCCGAACTCTCGAACCAAGGATCAGGCGGACGCTCTCTCGCAGGGTCTATCGAACATGGAGAAGAGCCGTGGCAACCGTGGCATGGCGAAAATGCGCCTGCGCGGTTGAGATGTCCTGGGACGCGGTAGGGAGGCGCTACAGACGTCAGCAGCACCGCCCATAGGCCAGCGGGGCGGCCTAACCTCTTGACGTTGTAGGAGCTTGCAAAAGGCTCCAGAACCTGGGAGAATGTGGTACTCCCCGGAGGATTCGCATGTCCCAGGTCGCCGTCGATTATGCCGTCCCCGAAGACGGCCCGAGAACTCCTCAGGAGTTCGCGGGAGATATCAACGAAATTCTTGCGGCCATTGTTTCTGTCCACAGCGGCACGACGGCTCCTCCGTCTCCTGTCACTGGAATGCAGTGGCTTGATACTTCAGGGTCTCCGTCGTGCCTCCTGAAGAGATATAACGGAACCACCTGGGTCATCGAGGTCGTTTTCAATACGACTTCCGGTTTCGGTCATCAGGTCGGTGGTGGTGGTGTCGCCACTCTGGCTTCGGCTGGAACCACGTCTCTCGGGACTGTCTTCTACGCCAGTATCAGTATCACTGGCACTACGACTATCACTTCGTTTGGTACCAGCGCCTATCCTGGCGAAATCAAATTCCTGACGTTTGCTGGCGCTCTGACTCTTACTCACAATGGTACTTCACTCATTATCCCGGGCGGAGCCAATATCACCACAGTCGCTGGTGACTGTGCCATTGTTCAGGATCTCGGTTCGAACAACTGGAAGGTCCTTGCCTATATTCCTCTGGGTTCCCCGAATCTCGTGGGTCTCCCCACGGTAGCTTCGGCGACAACAACCAATCTTGGTTCGGTCGCAACTCAGGCTCTGATCGTCTCTGGTACCACGACTATCACCGGGTTCGGTACTGTCGCGGCTGGTACCATCAAGTTTGTGACGTTCTCGGGTGCTCTTCTTCTCACCCATAACGGCACATCTCTGATCATGCCGAACGGTGCCAACATCACCACGGTCGCGGGCGATGTTGGAATCTTTGAATCTCTGGGTTCGGGTAACTGGAGATGCCTGAACTATTTCAGTGCGATGACTCAGCTCGGCACGGGCCTCGGCTCCATCGCTTCTGCGTCTACAACCAATCTTGGGTCTCTGTCGAATCCTGCGATTTCAATTACTGGCACCACGACTATCACTAGTCTTGGTTCCACTGCTCCAGTAGGTACCGTCAAGTACGTGACCTTTGCTGGCGCTTTGACGTTGACCCATAACGGCACGAGCTTGATTCTTCCTGATGGTGTGAACATCACCACCGTCGCGGGCGATTCCATGATCGTGGAGTGCATCGCCTCTGGAAACTGGCGCGTGCTCTCGTACGAATATGTGAATCAGCAAATCTTTCGAGATTTCCAAACCATCGCTTCTGCGACGACCACCGATCTGGGATCTGTTTCAGCTTCGGCGATTACCATCAGCGGCACCACGACCATCACTGGTTTCGGTTCCACTGCTGCTGTCGGTGCGGTCAAGTTTGTCCACTTCTCTGGGGCTCTCACTCTCACTCACAACGGTACTTCTCTGATTCTTCATGGAGGTTCCAACATCACCACGGCGGCTGGTGATACCGCCGTCTTCATGCACGTGAGCTCGGGCAACTGGAGATGTCTCACCTGGACTCCCGCTGGTGCGACTGTAGAAACCGGCATTGGGACCATTGCCTCTGCGACGACTACTGATCTTGGATCCTCTCCGAGACAGTCTCTGAATATCACTGGCACAACTACGATTACTGGATTTGGTTCGTCAGCGGCGACTGGGTCGATTCGCCTGCTGACGTTCGCCGGTATTCTCCAAATCACCTACAACGCCACCTCGATGATCACGCCCTTTGCGGCGAACATCACGACGGCGGCCGGTGATAGTGCGCTTGTTCAGCATCTGGGTTCCGGCAACTGGAAGATTCTGGTCTACCAGTCGGGATCGACCGTCGCCATTGCTGATGGATCCATTACCAATGCGAAGCTCGCTGATATGGCGACGCTTACGATTAAGGGAAACAATACCGGAGGCACGACCGCTCCCCTGGACCTGACTGCGTCCCAGGTGAGAACTCTTCTGGCGCTCGTTATTGGAACGAACGTCCAGGCTTGGGATGCGACGCTCGATAGCTTCGCGGCTCTGGCCGTGGTATCTGGTGACATCTTCTACGGGTCCGGTTCGAATACTGTCGGTCGTCTCGGTATCGGAACCAATGGATATTTTCTCACGGTAGTCAGCGGTCTTCCCGCCTGGGCTTCGTATCCAACGCTGGTCAGCCTTGAGGGTCTGTCTCTGGTTTCCGGTGATATCCTCTATGCGACTGCCGCGGATACTCTCGCTCGTCTTCCCAAGGGAACTGATGGGCAGATGCTCGAGCTCGCCTCTGGCATCCCGAGCTGGAAGAACCAGGAGGAAATCTACGGCTTCGCCATTTCTGACGAAGCTACTTCCATCACGACTGGCACAGCGAAACTGACGGTTCGTCCCTGGGCCTATGCGTTCACAATTACTTCTGTTCGCGCCTGCCTCTCGGTGGTGAGCACCTCTGGTATCCCAACTGTCGATATCAATGAGGCTGGTGTCACCATCCTCTCCACCAAGCTGACGATTGATGCCAACGAGAAGACTTCAGTCACTGCTGCGACAGCGGCTGTGATTTCCGACGCTTCGATTGCTGCCGACGCTGAAATCACTTTTGATATCGACGTGGCAGGAACCGGCGCGAAAGGTCTGAAGGTCTTCATCACTGGAAGAAAGACCTAATGTCTAACTTCCTAATGAATCCATATGCGTTCGGAGGAGTCCTCCCTTCCGCTCGCTATCTCGGTAACGCTTTCAAAACAGGCGCGACTACTCATAATCTTTCTGTTGATTTCGATACAAATGGTGGAGATATCAATCTTCTCATTATTTCAATGGCTGGTATCAATAGAGATGTCAGCTCTGTCATTATTGATCCCTCAGGAGCGAACGTCTCGTGCTCAAAAGAAGCTGAGACGAACACAGGTACTGATTTCGATCTTCTCGAAATCTGGAAAGCCGTCGGCTATGCCGGCACCGGAGTCAAGACTGTCCGAGTGACTCTGTCTGGCAGTGGAGATGTCGGTGTCGAAGCCTATGCTGTTTATGATTTGGTGTCTACAACGAAAACGGATAGCGGATTCCAGGGATCTGTGTCGGCGACAAGTGCTTCTTGTTCTCTCGATGTCTCTGCTGGAGGTGTCATCATTGCTGGAATTTGTAAGACCGGAACATCCAATATTTCCATGACAAACGTAACCGAGGATACTGGCGGTGAACAGCAGTACTCGGGAACGAAGAGAATGACCGCGGGCTGGGCTTCATTCCCGGCCGGAGCTACCGGACAATCTGTTTCCGCTTCTTGGACTACGGCCGACAATGGTCGTATGGCCGCCGTCAGCTACAGGTGATAGAATGCTCATCGTTCGAAAGACCAATGCCGGAACTTACGTCGAACTCGGACCCGACGATTCTCTCTTTGAGCTCGTCTCTACGACGGCCAATGTTCTCAAAGAAGAATTGAACGACGGGCAGATCGTCCGGTCGACAATTCCTGTTCAGACGACGATTGTCGATCGTCACGATTGGAATTGGGCTCGTCAGACGGATGATGAGACTCTCGCCTCTCTGGGATACTGGAAGCTGAATCAGATCGACGCTCCTCCCGGGAAGCGACAGATCGACTACACCATCGAGGATGACAATGGTGTTCCGATTCTCGTTCCAGAGTACGAAGACATCCCGGAGACTCCGGAACCGACACCTCCGATCAAGCCTATTTCCTTCAGGCAGTTCATTCTTCAGCTTCTCGCTGATGGAAAGATCACGGCTGACGAAGCAATCGCGGCCGCCGAGAACAGAACCATGCCTGCGACAATCTCGGCTGTCTTTTCGTCTCTGCCGCAGGAGCAGCAGGTGCCTGCTCGAATCACCTGGGCCACGATGGGTCAGGTCGACAGAATCAATCCCTTGACCGATCTGGTCGCGGCGGCCCACCAGATGGATACCGAGGCGACAGATCTGTTCTTCAGGAATGCTATCAGACTGTAATCAACTCAGAAAGTCCTTTCGAAACAATCACTTAGCTTCGCTCGGTTAAAATTCGAGGTTGCATCTCGCGAGCAGCGGGTATAGCCTTAAAGGTCCAAGCCTGCTATCTAGGGATGCCACCCAATGGATTGCGCTGTTCCGGCCGTGATGGCCACCGACGTTGTCGTTGACTATAGCCGGGACTCGCTCCTGACTGATTTCGGCATCGAGACTCTGAGGGATCGCTATCTGATTCCGGGAGAAGTCTCTCCTCAGGATGCTTTTGCTCGTGCAGCGAAGGCTTTCTCTGACGATGCCGCCATGGCCCAGAGGATCTACGACTATGCGTCGAAGCTCTGGTTCATGTACGCGACACCAATTCTATCCAATGGAGGAACCAAGAGAGGGTTCCCCATTTCATGTTTCCTTGGTACCGTAGGTGATTCCCGAGAGGGAATCATTTCTCATTATGAGGAGAACGCTTGGCTCTCCTCAATTGGTGGAGGCACCTCGGGAGACTGGTCTCAGGTTCGCTCCAACGATATGCCGACCAAGTACGGCTCGAAGTCCTCTGGGATCATCCCCTTCATCCATGCTCAGGATGGGATGGTACTTGCCTTCTCGCAGGGAACGACTCGCCGAGGATCGTATGCGGCTTACCTCGATATCTCGCATCCAGAGATTGAGGAATTCATTACCATCTGCAAGTCCTCGGGCGGCGACATCAATCGCAAGGCTCCAAATTCGCATAACGCGGTGAACATCACCGATGATTTCATGGAGATCATCGAGAAGTGTCTCCGTGATCCGTACGCCAACGACGCATGGCCTCTGGTCGATCCTCACTCCAAGGAGGTTCGCAAGGTCGTTTCGGCGAAGAAGCTGTGGGAATCCATCATGGAGACCCGCATGGCGACCGGTGAGCCTTTCATCGTTTTCATCGACACTGCGAATCGTGGGCTCCCCAAGGCTCTTCGTGACAAGGGTCTTCGTATTCGTCAGTCGAATCTCTGCACAGAGATCATGCTGCCGACAGACGTGGACCGCACGGCGGTCTGCTGCCTGAGTTCAGTCAACTTCGAGACCTATGATGACTGGAAGGATCATCCTCAGTTCATCTCTGATCTCGTCCGTTTCCTGGACAACGTTCTCACCTACTTCATTGCGAACGCACCGAAGGCCCTGGGCCGTACGGTCAAATCTGCAGCCAAAGAACGTTCCATCGGCATCGGCGCCATGGGCTTCCACAGCTATCTCCAGATGAAGGGCATTCCCTTCGAAGGAGCTCTCGCTTCCTCGATCAATCGCAAGATGTTCCGAGGCATCAAGGAGAAGGCTCTTGAGGAAACGAAGCGTCTGGCCGTCGAACGAGGTGAGCCTGAAGACTTGGCCGGTTCTGGCGTTCGCAATGCTCATCTTCTGGCTATTGCCCCGAACGCAAGCTCGTCCATCGTCTGTGGTAACACGAGCCCGAGCATCGAACCGTTCCGAGCCAACGCTTTCACCCAGAAGACTCTGAGCGGCACCTCTCTCATGAAGAACCGTCATCTTGAGACGGTCCTTGAGTCCCTGGGCTACAACACGACCGAGGTCTGGAAATCCATCGTTGAGAACCGTGGATCGGTCCGTCACCTCGATTTCCTGGATGATTACACGAAGGATGTCTTCAAGACCTCCATCGAGATCGACCAAGAATGGATCATCGATCACGCTGCCTCGAGACAGGAGTATATCTGTCAGGCTCAGTCGGTGAATCTGTTCTTCGCTGGCAATGCACACAAGCTCGAAGTGACCACTGCTCACTTCCTGGCCTGGAAGAAGGGACTCAAGTCCCTTTATTATTGCCGATCGGAAGCCATCAATCGTGCCGAAGTTGCGAAAAGCATCGACGGAAAGACCTGCCTTAGCTGCGAAGGTTGAGATGTCTCAAGTTCTCGGACATAGAGAATTCTACAAGCCCTTCCTCTACGATTGGGCGTATCGCTTCTACCAGAAGCAGCATCAGATGCACTGGCTTCCCAGCGAAGTGTCTCTGAGCGAAGATATCAAAGACTGGAATTTCAAGCTCACTGCGGAGGAGAGAAATCTCCTCACGCAGATCTTCCGCTTCTTTACCCAGGCGGATATCGACATCGCCCAGGGATATCACGATTACTACATCCCGAAGTTCCGTCATCCTGAGCTGAGAATGATGCTCTCGGCGTTCGCTGGAATGGAGGCGATTCACATCGAGGCGTATAGTCTTCTTCTCGACACAATCGGTATGCCTGAGTCTGAGTATCTCGCGTTCCAGGAATACAAGGACATGCGGGACAAACATGAATATCTGTTTCGCGAACGAACTCAATTCAAGCATCCAACAGAAGAACTGATGTATAACATCGCAACCTTCTCCGCGTTTGGAGAAGGGATGCAGCTATTCAGCAGTTTCGCGATGCTGATGAATTTTCCACGTCACAATTCTATGAAGGGTATGGGTCAAATCATTACCTGGAGCATCAGAGATGAAAGTCTCCATGTCGAAGGAATGATGAAACTTTACAAGACTCTCAAGCACGAGAATCCGACTCACTATACTCCAGACGTGGTTCGTGCCATTCTGGATTCGTGCATGGAGATGGTCCGTCTAGAGGACCGATTCATCGAGCTTGCCTTCGGAATGGGAGACGTCAAGGGTCTTACCCAGGAAGAAGTGAAGCAGTATGTTCGCTTCGTTGCGAATCACCGTCTGTCGCAGCTCGAACTTCCTGCACTCTACGACGTGAAGGAACATCCTCTTCCTTGGCTGGTCTGGATGACTGCTGCGGTGGAGCACACGAACTTCTTCGAGAATCGTGCCACCGAATACGTCAAGGGAGGAATGACCGGCTCCTGGGAAGACGTCTGGGGCCAAGCGGCGCGGCGGCCGGTAGCTGCCGAGTAGGTTTTACGACCCCTAGCGTGCTCCGTGGAGGCTATCGTACAGGCGGCCGGTACCGGGGCAAGGCCCGCCGCCGCACCGTCCTACAGAGCTCCCAAACAAGTCTAACGTGGAGGTCTAAATGCCTGGCACCTATCCTCCAATTCCGTATTGGATGCGAATCATCGCCGGAAAATGTACTCAGGTTGAGTATGCCGGCACGGCCAACAATCCTTTCATCATGTCTCTGTGGAAGAGACTCGGGGTGAATCCCAAGAATGATGAAGGTCTCGAGTGGTGCGCCGCCGGAGCCGACTGGCTCCTGGAAGAGGCGGGCCTTCCGTTCCCAAGCCAGACTCTCTCGGACAAGAGACAGGCGGCCTTCCCGGCTACCTATCGAACTGTCGGACGTCAGTGCAATCCCATTGTGGGTGCGATCGCTGTCAAGAAGGCGAATGCTCACGTGACGTTCATTCTGGGAATCGAAGACGGCTGGTTCCTCTCCCTAGGATTCAACCAGGGTCATCGAGTCGGTCCTGGAATGGCGAAGATTTCTGACTTCGACGCCTTCCGCTGGCCGGACCCGGATGGGTCCATTCCCTCAGTCTGAATCGTTAAGGACGACGCAGAAATTCGATGATATCGAATTCCATAAGCCGTCGTCCAATCCTATCGGTCTTCCAGTAAGCAGCTTTGATATTGCGAAGGTCTCTCTCAAAGAGAAAATCGTTCTGCTCTCCTCCCTTCTTTTCCAAATTCTTTCTTCGCTCCTGTACTTTCACGGATTCACTATTCCGATCCCAGGCAATAACCTCATCAGCATTCGGCCAACGACGCAGATATCGTATCGAATTCAGCATAATCTGCTTCGTCTCTTCATTCCTATCAATCTGGTAGACGTTCCCTGCCTCCGCGTGAGGGAACGCCTTCTTGCTGTAAATCAATTCAAGAGAATCTCGTTCTCCGTTCTCTTTAATGAGATAGAAACCCTTACCGAGCTTCCCATCGGTCAACATGACCAGACCGAAGCAGACTACTTCAACGAGAGCCATTGTGTCCTCATGGGTCAAAGACGATAGTTGACCATATCCGAATGGACTGCTGCTTCATCGTATCGGCTATCGATCTTGGTCTGGAGACCGGCAAAATCCTCGTTGTGTAGATCGTAGGCGATATGTGCTACTTCATGTTTCGCCACAGCCATCAGGAATTTCCGATCCATACGATTGTCCATGTGGAATCGTTCCTTGGCGTCATCCAGAGGATTCAACATGACCGCGTTGATTGTATCTCCGTCTCTGTAAACCGTCTTCATTTCACCATAGACCGGTCGACCTGATGAGAAGCCCGCCATCCAGTGGACGTTTTCCTTTCGCTCTTCCGCGTAGATTTTGATAGCGGCTTCGACAGCGATTCGCCAGCAGAAATAGAGATTCACTGCTCGCTTTGTATCTCGACTCCAGATCAGTTCCCTGCTCTTGATAGTGAACTTCCAGGTCTTCGGATCGAACATCTGGAAATTCCTGGCCTCTTCATCGGTCGGCGAATAGAGACAGATTGGAATATCCGGGAGAAATTCTCCGGCCTTGAATTCTGAATTTTCCATCTCTTTTACGAAACTGAAGGGATTGACAGGAGACCCAGGCTTCTGAACTACATCCAATCCAGAGCTTTTCCTTATCAGATCTCTCAAATCGGCACCATTCTCAGGAAGACGAGTCTTCATGTGAATCTTTTCTTCCAGAGATGTTCTCTGGGTGAATACGCCGCGCCCGCGATAGATAGTGTCGAGAGAAGTGTATTTCGGCCCTTCGTATTGCCTCTCCGTCGACATCTTCGTCTGGATTCGAGAGAAGACAGCATCGTAATCAGGATGAAGCTGATCACGACTAGCAGTCAAAGCTGACCGGGAAAACGCTGGGTCTATATCGGCAATGAGACAGTCCTTTGATCCGCTCACATATCGTGTTGACATATAGACGCCGTTCACGTAGACATGAAGGCCGCTGCCGATCCCTGGGCCGGTTCTCCTTTTCAGAGTACCGAAGATCATTCCATTGAGCGTGAGATCCTCAATATATTCGTAGGCAACATCAGGATTGCGATCGATACTCTCGACCTGAGCCCCGCTGATATAGACTCTCAAATTCTGAAGACGACACTTCCCCAGGAAACCGAGAGCCGTGTGAGCCAGTCTCGCAGGACTCGGTCCCGTGGACCATAGGACTTGGCGACATCCTTTCCGATACGGCTGGTCCCCGAAGATTTCGTACTGAGCACCAGACCCCATGACAAGAAATTCGTTAGTTCGAATTTCGTACTTGTCCATGGCGAAATTGGTGAGAATTCGAGCTCGGCCGAATCCTCCAACCTGATTTCCGTCTCTGGCTTTCGTGGTTTCGCCGAGCTTGAAATAGACGTTCTCGAGAACGTCTCTGGTCATACCGGAACCATCGTCATCGAAGATGATGACCGCCTGTTCATCACCGAGAACTTTCACTTCGACGAGCACTTCTTGTGCTCCGGCGTCCAGGCTGTTCTGGAGAAGCTCTCGGAACAGAGCCATCGTCCAGTCGCCGTAGATCTGGGCACGTTCCTTCTTGAAGAAACTGTGAGGGATTTCGACGATTGGCATAGGAGCACCTGGACGCTAGTGGTATTCTAATGTAACACATGCGAAAGTCCCGCCCAAACTCACACTGTTCGGGCGGGAGAAACGCTTGCTGGTCTTAGTGGACCCGCACCAGCTTCAATTCGTAACCCAGGACCTTTAGGACGATCCTGATCGTCGGAAGCTGCGGCCGGCGGGTGGTGCCGTCGAGCCAGTTCTTGAGGGTCTGGCCGGTCACGCCGCTCTTGGAGCAGATGGCGTTGGTAGTCATGCCCGAATCGCGAATGGCGAAGATCACTTCAGAAAAGAGGGTATCTTCGTTCCCCCTTTCCGTCTGCTTGAGACCCTTTGCCTTCGGCTTCGCTGATGACGTCCTGTTGGAGACTGCGGTATTTGGAGAGAGCATTGGATGGCATCCTGTTGCGAGAGAAGAACTTCCTCCGGAGGAATATCTCGGCCAATCCCCGGACCGTCTTCGGGAACACCTGCATCCAGGCATCCCCACCGAGATCTCTCGCCGCTGCGGAGACTAGCCCCGTCAGCTTACGGTCCATGCTCAACTCGGAGAAGCGGCGCTGCTCAATCATCTTACGCAGCTCCTTCTCTTCTGCGAGGAACCTCGCGACCGCTGGTTCTGTCCTGAGTTGGGATACGAGACACCTCAACTTGGTCTCGTTCGGCGCGTCCAGCGCGGGGCATTCGTTCAACGACACTTCGCTCGTACTCCACGAGTCTCCTGGGATACGAGATGACCATACCGTTCACACGCAACTCGATAACGCCATCAACTGGGAAACAGCGATATTCGAGCTTCTGGGCGTCCCAGACTGTGATCAGGTTATGGTCCTCGTCCCGGTAGGGCTTTGAGCCCCCGGTTAAGTGAGAGACAACGCCGATACGGCAAAGCATCCTGCGAAGTTCGCCATCCGTCCTCTTAACGAACGTAACGCCGAAGAAGCGCCCGTCGCTAACCAGGTCCAGGATTTGCTCTCTTCGCATTCACATGCCCCTTGCTGATGTAACCAAATCACCAACAAGCCAATTGTAGGGCATGTGATTTCACACCGCCAGCGTTATTTAGTCACACGAGTCCTAGCTGGCGTCTTCGAGATCCTTGTCGGTGCGCCAGCCTTTGAAGATCGGGAACCGCGGCACGTCCTTCCATCCATATGGGCGATGCTCGAATGTCAGGATCTTCCCGAGATATGCTTCTCGATCATTCCATATCTCGGTTCGCTCATCGTCATCAAACCCGGAACCTACGTCGAAGGTCTCTCCGGGCCACTTTGGAGACTCGCAGATGCAGGCTCCAAGATCTCCACGACCAACCATGTTCTCCCGGTGACTAGACCGTTCGAGGTATCCCTGGGCATTGCGAACACCTTCGTTCGCATTGTGCATTCTCTCCTTGAAGCCGATGATGCGGGCTTCGTCGGTTTCCAGTCGAACCAGTTTGAGTAGGATGCCTTCCCGGACCGACGAACGACCGAACTTGTACGGAGCCTGTGGGTCACGGATCATTACTCCTTCATATCCCAGAGACACGATCTTCTCCTCGTACTCCTTGAGTTCGTCGGTGTTCCGAATCAGATCATGAGGAAGAATCACGACCCTGTTCCCCTCTGGGTCTTCCCATTCTCTGCCATCGAGAAGACCGAAGCGGAATTGCCAAGGATTGTTTGGGTGTTCAAAGTGATCGAAGAGATAGACGGTGAACCGAGGCTCGCCCAGGATCGTGGACAACGCCTTCTGGGTCGTCCGATAGGTCAGCCTGGGTAGATTCGGCTCACCGACGATGATCTCACCGTCGCAGTGATAGAGACCCAGATGACTGAGTCTCTCCTGGGCGTAGAGGTTGGGGAAGGGCTTCAGATTTCGAGTAACGACAGAACCCTCCTGGGGATACCCCAGGAGGCGCATACCATCGAGCTTCGGGCTGGCAAAGAGGGGAAACCGCAGTTTCCCGAAATCCTTCTCTTTGATCTTGTCAGCGAGTAGAGGGCGCACGAGGAGCCTTTCGAATGAAGAGGGTGGGGCCGTCCTGACGAACCTTCAGAACAGTTGTTTCGGCCATGAGACGTTCGAGGGAATTCATCACAGTCTTCTCGATGTAGAAGTCCGGATGCTGCTTGTAGTGATCGCGAAGCTGATTGACCAGGTCCGGAACACTGATGATCGCGTCTGGAAGATGATCGTAGAGATCTTGGTCGATATTGGCTCGGCTCCGACGACCGCCGTTGTAGTCGCGGAAAATCCACTTCGCCGGGAAGACGATACGGGGCGCGACGTACTGCGGCTGCTCCACGACGATGGGAGCAAGCTCGGGTTTGGGAGCCGGGAGAAGGAGTTGCTGGTCGGGTGTCATCTCCAGAGAAATGGTGACACCTTCGTCGCCTTCGAAATCCTGGATTGCTCGCAGGACATCCGTCAGCTTCGAAATGCTGTTGGTCTTTATCTCAACCCTATACATACGACCCCCATAGGAGCGCCGTGGCGGCTCCCGCCGCTGCCCGGCAGTAGGGCAGGCGCCCGCCACGCGCGAGGCGCCACGGAGCATTTGCTGCGTGGCGCGGGGTCTCGTGCAGGCTGGTGCCTGCCGCGTGTACGTCTGTCTTGGAGATAACGAGCGTCTGCATAGGTACTATGTTAGCAGCTTTGCGCTCGTTGGGTAACTATATTTTACTCTACGGCCCCAGAGTGTTCTTCAGAGCGTAGAAAACGACATAGGCGACGAAGGTCGCCAACCCCGCCAGAAATCCGACGAAGATGGCCATAAGAATACACGTCAAGAAAGCGTCACGAATCGCCTTCAGAGCTTTCTCTAAGACGCTCTTGCTTTCGATAGTATTCTCGGAGTTCGTTTCGGGCATCGGCTGCTCTTTCATGCTTCTTGTAATTGAAGAGAGCCTGTGCGTCAAAAGCAACGAACCAAGCCATGCCGGAAATGATTCCGATGAGAAGTGAGATCACCAGGTGATGAACATAGGGAAGATCAAATTCCTGGAAAACATTGAAGGCAAGTAGCATCACCAGGGGCGAGATCAACGTCGCACCAAAGTACGATAGAACCAGATGAAGAACGACGCTCGCTTGGATCTTAGGCGGACGTCTATCTCGGTTCATAGTCGTCTCCTGGGAACCGTATGACCGGAACTTGTGCTTTCAACGCAAGGCTAACCATATTAGCCGTTCCAGTTTCTCCTGGAAAGGCAATGATGAGTTCAGGTTTACCTTCTTTTAGCATTAATTGATTTCTAATTGGACCAGCGGCTTTCTTGTAGCGATCCCAGTCCGCCGGGAAGTCGAGTTTCTCGATACCGCGATCGATAGCCCACTGACGACCTAGAGTGTCGGCGCCTCTCGCCTTTCCGTTTATGACAAGTGTAATCCCGAGACCTCTATGGAGCCAATCCAGGAAGTCGTACGTGGCCCATTGATTAGACCATTTCCGACCGCCACAGACTAGGACTCGCATAGAGACCTCGGGTGTTGGCGAACTCGCCGGGGCTCGAACCCGGAACCTACAGCTTAGAAGGCTGTTGCTCTGTCCAATTGAGCTACGAGTTCAGAAAGCCCTCCAGGACAGTCACGGCGCTGGCGTCGAACCCATTGATCAGGAGCGAGTCCGTATCCTTGGGATCGAGCGGGCTTCCGTTGGCCTGTCCCAGATCGAGACAGGCCAGCTTGATTCGACGCTTCTGATCCCTACGAAGACGAGTCATCGCCTGGGCGACGTGCCCGTTCCCGGCGTAGCTCTCGGTGTCGGTCAGAACGATGAGCGAGTCCGGCTTGTTCGGGCCGTCGCACTCGCGCACGAAAGCCTCCACAGCCTTGCTCATGTCCGTGCCGCCGCCCTGAGCCTTCCAGTCCAGACCGATCAGACCTGAACGCTTCCGGAGACCCGTATCGAACGACCAGACCGAAGCCTGCTCGTAGCGATTCTGAAGACAGATGCCGATTCCCAGGGCAGCATCCCAGCAGGAGATGATGTCCTTGCCCGACGTGGCATGGCTCATCGACTGGGACTCGTCCAGCACGATGACATGCTTTCCCGGGCGACGCTCGAGGCTGCCCAACGAATCCATGAACTTCCGACCCAGGAGATCGGTCACGGAACGCATCGGGGTAAACTCCGAGTTCCGCGACTTCCCGCCCTTGCCTCCCGCCTGATAGAACTTCCAGGCGAGGAAGTAGTTGATCGGATGGACCTTCGCGTTGTCCTCCTCGGCCCAGGTCTGGACGGCCTGGACGTACATGTCCAGCATCTTCGGATCGTTGAAGATGTCACGACGCGTCAGGTTGCCGGCGTTGCGGACCAGCCACGTCAGTCCCTGCTTCCGGACGAGGAGCGCCTCCCAGACGGCCTTGTGCTTCAGCATCTCCGTCGGAATCATCTCCATGGTCAGACCATGCTCGAAGATGAGATCGACGACGACCTTCGGCTCCTTGGCCTCCTGGGCCAGGAGATAGGCGCGAACCAGCGGCGGCAGTTCGCCAACACGCTCGCCCAGACGCTTCTCGAGATCCTTGGGATCCTTCGTCGTCAGGAACTTGAACATCAGGTCCTGGGCACCGTTCTCCGGCTTCGGATGAGCGAGCATCAGCGCATCGCGCATGGCCCAGCCGTCGCGCTGACGATACTTGATGGCCTGGTTGGCCAGCGAGTCGATCGAGCGCTCCGTGAACCACTGGCCGACGTACTTGCGGCTCGCGTATCCCCAGCCGTGGAATCCCTCCATGTAGTCGATGAAGTGGAGGAGATGCGTGCCGATGCGGCAGTACCGCTTCAGACGCGACCACGCCTTCGTACGCTCGGCGACCGGGAACGTCGAAGACGTCAGGTACGCCAGAACGTACAGGGTCGGATCCTTGGACGCCGCGAGGCTGTTGTCGTTCACGTCGTCCATGACCGCGAAGATATCGTCGTACTTCCCCACCGAGGCGAGGTCGTTGACGATATTCACGAAGTCCTTGGTGAGCTTCGCTCCCTGGGCGTAGTAGGTTCCGTTCAGCGTTCCCGTGATCAGGAAGCGACGGAACAGGTCGATGTCCTCCCGCTTGAAGGCGTAGCCTCCAGAGAGATTCTTGACCATCTCCCGCTCACGGCCGGGAATCGGCTTGGTCTGCGGGGTCTGTGCCAGCATGGCCGATCCCGGCCCTCTGGTCGCGAAATGTGAACGCATCGTCTTGGCCATCGTAGCCTCCTAAATCCCAAGGAGAATTCGCCTGGGGTACAAAAGCATAGCGCCCGCCGGGTCTCGGCGGGCGCTAGATGATTCACTCAGGGGTCGAGGGCTGCGACTCGGCGCAACACCCAACGACAGCTTCCACGACTAAGGGATCATGCAGACTACTTCAGGTCCATGTTTCCCCGCCAGGAGAGACCGACGGAATTCAGGGAAGAAACCCTATCCGCCTCGTGCATGTATCACATGCTTCCCTGAGGTTCACAGATCAGGTGCCGGCCGGACAACTGCTCTGAGAATAACGGAGGACTGATGAGTTCGCTTGCGCAGTTGATGAAGGGTCAATCCACGACTTACGGAGTTTGAAGTCCGGGTCGAGGGATTGCTCGGTAGTGTGGTGAGCAATAACCTTCACACGGGCGACCAGTCCAATAGGTGAACCCGATGATATTGGCCGAGGGAGTCTACCAAAGCACTACAGCAGCACTAGGATAATCCTCAAACCACGACCGGGTCCGTGTAGGAGAATCCGATGAACCTGAAAGAGGAGCGGGGCCATCTCTGGTCACCCTGGTAGTCTTGGAGGGATTTCACCTCCTGGCAGATAACCCTCAATCTACGACCGGATCCTTGTAGGTGAAGCTGATGAAAGAGATCGTGGGTCACGCGTCGTCGGGTGTAATAACCGACTGCCTTAACCGCTAGGCTACAGGTCCCTTGCGAGTCCTGATTGGATTCGAACCAATGTTTGATAACCCACTTGAGACGACCAGCTTCATGTCAGAGCCGAACCGATGAAACCTCTTGCGAGGGGACCCTCGCCCTTATGGTGGAGGGCGGGGTCGTAGCCAGCACTTTTTCTCCTTAGGAAAACGCTGAGCGGGACGACCGGTTCGGTTTAGGAGTCGAGTCGATGAGATGCCTTTCGGCGGTTAGGACGGGTACCCCGCGGTGTGAACGCAGGACCGATAACCATCCAGGTGGGCGACCGACTCGAGATTTCGGTGGAGCTGATAAGGTGCCTTGCGGCTGAATGGAAAGCGGCTTTTCATTGAGAGTGAAAACGCTATCCGGGGCGACCAGCTCCATGCTAAGGACCGAACTGATGAGATGCCTTTCGGCGAGCGACAAGGGATCGTGCATTGAAGAACCCTCATCTAGGTCGACCAGTTCGGTAAATGGTGGAGCCGGCGAGATGCCTTTCGGCGCGAGGTCAGGAGGTCAGCTCATCCAGATGATCCTGACAGAGCGGCCGGCTCCGTGATTCTATTGTTCAAGATCCGTGAGGTCTGCTTCCAACCGGGGCCGAGCTTTGGACGCTCTGGGGGAACCTTCCGGTGCCCGGCCCCTTCATTGGATGCCACCAACAACCCCAAGGTACGCGGGGTGAAGTCTAGGCGCAAGCCTAATTTTGCCTGACCGGTAAGTCTTAACGCGCCCGCATGCGCCAGAGACCAGCGATTTTCTTGAGCTCGAAATACTCGAGTTTCTCTTTGTTCATCTTCTCCATAAGCGTGTGGAGAGAGGAACCAGATACCATCTTCCTGGGATTCAGGAACTCGTCAATGAAATGCCACGGATGATCAATGACCTGAGACTCATCCTCCGGGACAGAAGGAGTCCCGAAGGGGAGAGCAAGCTGAGTCGGCTTGAAGAGAGGCCACGGTTCCCACGGCGTCTTGCTGAGATCGAGACGCAGTAGAAGAAGCTCACCGAGCTCCCCGTTTTCGGCCCGTTCTCCTGGGACAGTCATCGTCGTGACCCAGGGCTTTTTGACCGAGATGTCCTTGGCCCAGATGTACTTGATTTCGCGGCTTGCCGCGTTGACCGAAATGATGGCCCAGGGATTTTCGCCGCGCAGCGACCGAAGAGTCTGATCGTTGATGGCGACGTTGCCGTAGGTCTGATTGACCCAGACGACGAGACCGTTCACCACCTTCTCGGGGTGACCCTTCTCGTGGAGATAGATGAAATCGTGGAGTCCTGGGGTAATCCCCGCCTTCTCCACCAACTCACGAGGTCTTTCCTCGTAGACGAGATTCTGCTCGCCAAAGAACCGGTCGAACGTCTTCCTGACGATCGCCTTCATTCGAACCTCCTAGAACAGCACAGAACAGAAGCGCACTCCCGCTTACGCGGGCACGGGTACTATAGGTGCATGGAGATCTAGCGGAGGCTAGATTTTCTCGTTCATACCCAACTTCTCGGCGATGCGACGGAGAGCGTCACGTTGACGATCCGAGAGGAACATATTCACCTCGTACTTCTCCATTTTTTCGCGAAGATCCTCGCAGAAGCTGTTCTCCCATTCGGTCAGCTTGTCCTGGGAGTCACCAGCTTCCATCAGAATCTGCTGGAGGGCTGCGTAGTCTTCTTCGACGATGCTCATTCGGTCACCAACTTTGAGAAGAACAGAGCGGCATCCGCGAGAACTGCTCTGACTTCGGGTTGCACATTTGGATCATGACTGAACTTCTCGGCACTGCTCAGAAAGAAGAGGAACCGTTGGATCAGATCATGGTTACGGTTGAGGTGGTACGAAACATTCTGCCTACTCATATCCATATACGTGGCAATGGCCTGAATTGACATCCCTTTTTCTTTGAGCCTGTGGATTTCTAGCACTCGTTCGAAATTCGACGGACCTAGAATCACATTCTCTTCTCTACCGACCCAGCGTCCAGGCATCTCTCCACCTCATCGACCCGGAGCTTCTGTAGATCAGACGGAGCACGTCTATATTGCCATTGGGCCAGTCTTATTTATACTATAGAGCTCCCAGACGACAATGGTAAAACACTCCATGGACAGAGATCATATTGCTGTTCTTGACTCGGCCCAGCCGAGAAAGAATACTGTCGAGACTCTGGAGCGTATGCTTGCCGATGCGAAGACAGGCAGACTTCAGAATTTCACTGGTGTCGCTGAGTACACTGAAGGAGATCAAGATCATATCTACACAGGCACTTATGATTATGCACGACTTCTCGGAGCACTGACATGGTCTCGTCATCGAATCATGAAGATGATGGACAAGAAACAGAAGCAGGAGAGATTCTAGATTCACAGCCATCCTGGACGTTCTTCGGTCTCTCCTATGCCGCCTATCTTACAATTCCACGTCTGGCTCTCCAGGAACTCCCTGTTGAGTGGCAGCAGAAATTCTTCGATCTTCTACGGGAGGCGGCCGAGGAGCACGGACTCGATACTCCCAGCTATGTCGTTATGCGAAGGGATCATCGTGGGAGACTTACCTCCCAGGATCCGTGGGCTGACTACAGAAACAGTACCGTCGCAGAAGCCAGATCTTTGGACATAATCAACAAAAAGAGTAGATTTTAATTGATTTTGCTCACCATGTCATACCGGCTATACTACATGGCATGGCAGGTGAATCGTGGTACGGATCAGAAGTAAGCAGTCGACCATTCAGTGGATGATTGATGTTGAAGAGGAACTGCAACGTTACCTCAAGGAAATCGATCATTCTCTTAACGGACGTGCTGCCTTCTCTCGTAAAGACATTGACAGAATTGTAAATCGCTTTACGACATGGCCCCACACCAAGATCGTTCCAGACGTTATTGAGCTTCCTGGGATTCCACCGTCGTATAATAAATTCATGTTCGGTTGCGATTACTTCTCTCCTGGTGGCAACGTCGCCAAGATGAGATATCTCTATCTTATTATGGATCATCTCACAGTTGCTCGGAAGAGCTTCCGCTCGTTCCAATGCTACATGCCTGTCTATATCTCGCACCATGCTGTAACTCGATTGCTGGAGCGAGGCATCAACGACTATAGCTTTCTCGCCAAAGAGATTCGCTCGATTGTGAAACTCGGCCCAGCGATGTTGCTGTACTTCAATAATCGTGACCCGAATCTCGGACAATCGAGAGTCTTCTTCCTCCCCTCGACTGTTGGTGGTTTCGTTTGCCGCTATCGTCCTGGGAACCCAGCGAAAGGATTGGAAGGAGCTATCGACATTCGAACGTACCTGTCCATCCACGAACTAAACCGTGATCAGATGGAGCACCGTTCGGAGTTGAGTCGAAATTTGATTCCCCACGACGATGTTCTCAAGCGCCTGGGGATTCGGAATGCTATGGTCGCCGTTCAGGAGAGGAAGATTTCCGGGAAGCGTAAACCAGAAATGGACGAAGACGAATTGCTCGATCTGATTGGTGAGTTTATGAAATCTGTCCCGCTGGAGGACCGTGCGGATAGGCTAGACGCTGTCCTTTGGGGTGTACCTGAAGGGTCTCGGGCTTGCACCGGAAACACTCAACCTGTACCCTAACAAGGTTAGCCCCGACAAGAGTCTTGCACACTCCGGTCGGGGCGCCGCTTCACGTTCCTGTGAAGAACGTGACCACTTGGGAGCTGTCACGAACCACGGTCTCAGTATAGCACTCGCTGGGAGCATGGCAAGCGTGATGAAGTCTCCTACTCCGTTCTGGGGTGGGTATGGACTGGAAGCACTATCGTTCCGAGGAGGCCATCGCCAAGGCTCCTCGTCGAGATATCCTGGAGCGGTTTCTCGGTATCTACCGAAGAGTGGAGAACCGTAATCAGGTTCTTCACCTAGTTCGCATTAAAGACGGCATAACTGAAGGTGTCGTCTTCAGTTTGAATGACCCAGACAGGATGTTCGCCTGGATCCAGGAATGGAATCCGAAGGGCTGGAACATCTATTTCACAGTCAATATCCCAAAGAATCTTCTGAATAAGAAACTGTCGAAGGAGGATATGGGTGCGGCCGTCTTCGTCCATGTGGACGTCGATTTCACACTTGCCGAAAAGAAAGAAGCTTCTGATGACGACGCCTATGCTGAGGCGTTGGAGAAACTCTATGCCGATATCAAGGGAAAGGTTCGCAAGGAACCAACTCTAACTCTTTTCAGCGGTAATGGATTTCAGCTTTTCTGGAAGCTGGATGAACGTATCAATCTTCTCAAAGAACCGCTGGAAGCAATTGAAGATCTGAATAAGATCGTTGTCAAGTATTTCGAAGGTGATAAGAGTTGCTGGAACGTAGACCGCGTGATGCGTTTTCCTGGGACGATCAACCATCCCAGTGCGACGAAGCTGAAGTACGGGTTCAAGACGACAACGTCCGATATCATGGAGACGTCGTCTTCAGAAATTTCCGCCGGCGAGGTTTTTAGTCTCTGGTCAGACGGGAAGGTGATTCCTTCGAACGTCATTGATTCCACAACGAGCAAGGAAACTTTGGTTGATGAAATCGATTGGAACACTCCTGTTCCAGAACGATTTCTTCGGATGGTGGCTGGAAAGGAGAAACGTCACGAGAAAGTTCGTATCAACTGGGAACTGAGACGCGAGGAATTCGAACCAGATGCTGATCTGTCTGGAAGCGGTTATGACTTCCAGATGACCAAGTTGCTGCGTCACAGAGGATTCAACATCTCTGAGATTGCGGCTGTTCTTATGGCACATCCTTATGAGGGTGGAGTCAGAGACCAGAAGAAATACGATACTCTTCAGAAGAGAGAACGTCAGATTGAGCGAGCCTGGAAAGCCGGCAAGTTCTCTGACGGTGATGAATTCATTGCAGCCATAGAGAACATTGACCCAGAGAACTTCTCGCTAGACGAGATGTTCGGGCAGATGCGTGATATGAACATGGGCGAAGGTGATGTCGCTCGTGTTCTCAAGAAGATTTCCCAGGTGGCGAAGCTGCCCAGGAATTCGATCAACGCTCAGTACGATCAGTTTCTGCGTGGATCTTCAGAAGATGAGTTCTCGCTGAACGACGCAGGCAACGGTCAGAGAATCCACAAGTATTTCGGAGATATTCTCAAGAAGCAGAAGGATATCTTCTTCAAATTCAATGGCGCACGATGGGAGAAGATCGAAGATATCGATGACCTGAAGTCTCTCGTTATCGAAGCTGTGTCACACTGCGGAATCGATAAGTGGATTCACAAGTGTTCTGACATGGCGAAGATTCGTGCTGCGGTGGCAGCAGCGAAGGAAGAGCTCAAAGTAGACGATACCTATTTCAACCAGTCTTTCTGCGGTCATCTTTTGAATGTGAAGAATGGTACCATCGATCTCCGCACAGGGGAACTTAGAGAATTCAATACGGCTGATCGTATCACACATCAACTCAAAATTGAATATCACAAGGACGCCAAGGCTCCGACCTGGATGTCATCTCTGAATCTGTGGATGCAGGGAGACCAGGAGATGATTGATTTCCTGCAAGTCATTTCTGGGATCATCATCGCAGGAGATCCAAGAGAGCAGAGATTCTTTCTGTTCTATGGGCCGGGCGGTTCGGGTAAGTCTACCTATCTCAATGCGTTCTATGAAATTCTGGGAGACCTCGCGAAGACTATCAAGAACACCTCGTTGCGTCTCAAGACGAATGATTCTCATCCCGTCGATATGATGAACTTCCTGGGTTCCAGGTTGGTCAAGACTGACGAAATCCCAGAGGGAATGCGTCTGGATACGTCGGTCATCAAGAGCGTGGTCACGATGGAGAAGATCACAGCCCGTGGCATGCGGGAGAATTTCCAGGAGTTCGATCCTACTCATACTTTCATCATGATGGGCAACCATCGTCCTATGGTGACAGCGACTGACGAGGGTATCTGGCGTCGTCTGATCCAGGTGGACTTTGGATATGCGATCCCGGAGCATGCCCGTGATCTACATATGGATGAGAAGCTTCGAGCGGAAGCTGAGGGTATCCTGGCGTGGGCTGTGGAAGGAGCCGTTCGCTGGAATCGAGAAGGACTTCGTATTCCGTTCAAGGTACAGAATGCCTCGAAAGACTATCGTCATGATAGCGATAGTCTCAGTAATTTCTTCGAGATTTGTTGTCGTTTCGACAATAGTCCTGCGGTAGGAGATAGAGGAACTTCAGCCGTACTTCTCTACGATCGATATTCGCAGTGGTGCGAAGAGAGTGGCCTCGATCCAATGGGTCGAAATTTCTTTCAGAAAGCGATGATTGAGAGAGGACGTAAATATGAAATGGTTTCAGATGCTCGGATGCAAGAACCCAAGATGGGGTATAAGGGCGTCTTTCTGAAAGATTACGATAGATTTAACATGACCCAGGAGCAAGTGAATCAGGCTGCGCTCGTAATGCAGGATGAACTCAGTGAAGCTGACCTTGCAATGAAAATGACAAAGACGATTGTCAAAGCTCTAGAAGAAACCATTGGAAAATCAGCCGCCGAGCATTTTTTGCGTCGCTTGCGTGCTGGGAGCTCTAGGGAGCCCATGTAACAGGGGCGGTAGGGTAGGCCACCCGCCGCCCCCGGAGGCACTGTAGCACGCTTAAAACGGCTCGGTGTTACGTCGTGTAACACGGCCACCCCGCTGCCGCGCCCTAAACTCCTCCTCTTCCCTCTGCTGGGCCGCTCTCTCAGCGTGCATGGCCTGCTCTTTGTAGACCTGGAACTGGTCGAGAGCACTCTCCCAGCCATCCATGGCCTTCCTCACCTTCCGCAGAACATCGCTGTTCACACAGGCGTTCGATCCTCCCTGTTGGAGATTGCCGCAGAGGACGTCGTGGACTTCCTTCGCCTTCTTTTCACAAAGAGCGGCGTATGCGTCTCGCAGTTCGGCCGACGGTTCGATCCCAGTCTCCTCAAACTGCTTCTTGTCGTTCGGCTTGCGCATAGTTCGCTTCTCCGTTGAGTGTGATTGATTCCTGGAGATTATGGATCTTCTGGAGTCCATCCAGAACGGCATCCACATCCATACGAATAGATTCCTGGCGGTAGAGACTAGTCTCCTTAAGGATTTCCGCCATCCTCTTCGCACGCTTGTTGAGACGATTTTGGAACCAGTCAATTCGACGTAGGGTCTCCAAGACATTCATAACCCACACTCTGAGAACATCCATTAGGATGGATATTCTAGAGGGGAAATGTCTAAGATGAAAGGCGTGAAACAAGATTGAAACCCAGAGGACAGGGCTTCTCGTTACAGAAGATAGGAATTGGCTTCCCGGCCATAATGACATTCCCGCATTTCATACACTTAACGCCGAGGATTTCGGCTTTGTCGATCTCTGGGTTGTGGGTCTCTGGAATCTGAAGAAGACCATCAACTATTTGATACGTTGCCACGGCTCGCTTCCTTGAATGAGAGATACGCGTCCAGATCGATCTGAGCTACTGAGACTGTTTCGTCGCCCACGATCCAATGAGCAGGGTACTTCCCTCCTGGAAACTTGAATTCGACCCCCGCAACTCTGCGACCTCTTTTCTCCTGGGTATCATTCGTGTGCGTAATATAGGGTCGGAAGCTATCCCTCGGAATACCGAGAGGGAGAAATCTATCGGCTTCCCATAAAGCGAGATTCTCCTGGGCCTTATCTTTTCCCTTCTTCTCGTAGTAATTCAGTCTGCACCACTTATTGCAGTAGACGCCATGTCGATCATAGCATCTGTCAGGAAACTCATCCACGCGAACCGCTTGATAGCAATTCGAACATTCGTACCACCAGCCGAGATTCTCAACGAGAAATTCGACCGGGACCGGCCCAGGAGCATAGCGATCAGCTCCTGGGATGCGACGAACCCTAAGACCCTCTATTTCTCCTTCGTTCACAGCATGAGCCCCAAGCCGGCGAGCCTCGAGATTGTATCTAGCGAAAACGATCTCCGAGTGACCTTCATAGATCTCTTGAACCTCGTAGGCTCGCAATGGCTTGGGGCTTGTCATATCACTCTCTGAAGAGTTTTTTCAGAGTGTTGTGGACTTCGGACACCGACCCATCAGGATCATCACGATTCATTCGAATGATCATGACATTCTTCCCGTCTTCGAGGGCGGCCATGATCGAAGACAGAACATCATCGTCTTCCTGAGGAGGATGTTCGACGATGTAGCCGTCGTTGCGGATGCGCTCGTAGATCGCGTCCATCTCATCTTCAGTCGGCTTGCTGAGCCAGATGATAGCGTCGCTGGGGATTCGTCCCATCCCGGCGTACGGTCCTTCCTCGTCAATGATGGCGAAGAACTGGAAAGCGTGGTCGAGAAGATCGTCGTCGATCATCATCCTGAGAATATCCTCCGGGAAGGAGAGATACTCTTTCTCGTGTCCTCGCACTCGAGTGTCGAACGTTTCTCTATTCGTATTCGCGGTATCCTGTCTCCTGGGGATGAAGCGAATCGGCGGTTCAGAATTCTCGCAGAACGCGATGAAATTGAAGACGACGCTATACAAGAGCTGACACCACTGCTTCCTCTTGTCGAGCTGCCCCAGATAGAAATCAGTCGCAAGAGGGTTGTGGACGCGAAGCTCGAGCCCGGCGTTCCAGGCTTCCCAGAGATCCTGCTTCGTGGCTTCGGGAGTGGGGACAAAGGTGTTGGTCATTTGGCATCCTTCTTTGCGCACTGAGGACAGGTTACGTCACCGTCTCGTCCAAAGACCCATCCAGCTTCCTGGGCTTGCTTCTTGCAGTCCTTAAAGGTTTCTCCAAGAAACGTCGCTTCTCCTGTTCCTCTAAACTGCTTGCCATCAATCCAGATGTGATGAGCAGTCTTCGGTTGGTTCTTCGCTGTCGCCATTACATTGCGACAGTAGAGATCCATGGAGTAGCCGGATGCGATCACAGGTACCTCTTCGGCAACAGCCTAGTATGGCCTATGTGATCTCTCAATGCTAAATCAAAATATTCAAGCGCGACCAGGACTTATGTGGTGTTCCTTTCCATCGACATAGATGTATCTGTCGCACCAGACGCATCCAGCCATCTGGGCCGCCACGGCAGCATCACCCTGAAGAAGACAGGAAGGAAGACCTTGGCAGACCCAGACGGTGCTGACCTCATCGTTTTCGGTCGTGGTCCTTGACGATGATGTGCTTGAAGATTCGTCGGTGGACATCGTCTTTCGTATGGCCGTCATAGTTGTTGCTCGGAGCGAGATTCTCCGGAGCAATATACCTGACGTCTTCGAAAAGATACAAGTGGTCCTTGTGAAAGTGATAACTGATCTGCCCTGTCGGCAGGAAGATGTAGATGCAATTGTGCCAGTCAGCGTCCCAGCCCTCGATAGCCGTCACTGTACGAAATGAATCGTAATGACGAGCCAGGAGAGCTACGACATGATTTCTCTCCAGATAAGCCTGGTCCTTTCTCTTCTTGTAATCGTCTCGCTCTGCGACGGCATTCATCAGAGCGACGTTTTCCAGAACGGATTCGGTATCAGCCACGACGACCTCCTCTGACAGCACCACGGAGTTCCTCCAGGGCACTCGAAGTGCCGCGAACCAGGAGGTTATCCTCGAAAGCGAGTTCCGGAATGACATCGTATTTGCTGCCTCCCGCCGCCTCGTATCCCTTC